AAGTAGCCGAGCAGCCGCAGATGATGAAACCTGGATACTATATGCTAAATACGGAAGGAACTGCAGCCGAAGGCATTCCCAGATACGTCTATATTGGCCCTAAGATTGATTAACAAACCTGTGCATACCCCGATGCGAATGCCTGTGCATAGACACCTGCCCAGAATACCCAGAATGCCTCACCTACACCCTTCTTATGTAGCGGTAGTAAAGTACTATTTGCAGGAAAGAGTCCAATAATCGGATCAAGCATTGCTGGAATCATTGAAAATAGACCTACGACACCACCAACAATCACCGGTCCAAATAAACTATCTAAGGCTAGTTGCAATGCATTCACACTAGAACATGACATGAACTGTGTAAGCGCATTAATGCCGAATCCTATAACATACGATGCACCCATCAGGACACCTATAAGCACATACAGTGGAGGCTCACCTGTATTTCCTAGCATGAAAAGGAACATAACAATAAAAAGCAGTAAAATCCCATGAACTAAACTAAAGATAAACCGAAGGCTGCTGTCTAGAGCCTTTGACTTTATACCTGCGTCCATCCTGTCTTCACTTTGAAAAAAAACATCAGGATAGAAACGATGGATGCCGCCGCTGCCGCTGCCGCCCCTGCTGCGCCGAAAGTAAAAATCACTGTGAAACGGTCCATCGCGCAGCCGACAACCATTCAGGCCTATTGGAGAGCCCGTAACAAGCGCCCTGATCTTTTCACCTACACGGAATCAGGTGATCTAAAAGCCCCAGCTACGAAGGATCTTCCGGAAAAAATCTTCCCTCTGCCGTCGTATCGCCCCGCAACACGCGATGAGATTGAGGCTGATTGGGCAGAACGTCAAGAACAGTTTGACAAAATCTATGAGGATATTGAAAAGGCAAAGGAACTTCTCCGTGTAGCACACCAGGTCTATCGTGAAGGAACCGGGACAGAGCGTGAGGTCGTCACTGCAAATCAGGCCGTTGCCGCAGAAGAAGCAAAACTTGTACTTGCACGTAGTCCTCTACGATGGATTGATGAGACTTATACAAATCCTACAACGAGCGCGATTGACCTCCAAAATAAATATGAAGTCAGAAAACTCGGATTTCCGGTCTATGTTGCCAAACGATTTGGTCTGACTTTAGAGTTCCAGATCCGTATTATGGACGAAGCTGAAGAGGCTGCAGCCGCTGCCATTCGTGCTGGTCAAGTCGCTCCAGTGGATGTTCCTCATCTCGTTAAGAAAGATTCTGTACTCGGACTCATCTATCCCAAGGACATCACGGTCGGTGGAACGAAATATTACACCCCTTACATGGCGATTTTCGGAGAAATCGCGAAGCAGACGGCGAATCAGGAACTTCTGGCAAGTCTCCTAGGAACTCGGAGTGTCCGCACGGTCCGGAACTTGGTAAAGGACTTTACGATTCAACAGATTCCTGAGGATGTTCTTGAACGGGTTACGGATGCAGCGGCGGCCCAGTTTCCGAACTTCCGCGAGACACTTCTCAAGACAGGTGATAAGACGATTGCCTATGCGAGTAATCTGGATAATATCTTCAGCACGGGACTTGATGAGACCTTTCCAGATGTGCAGTGGAAGGAGCGGTGGACGGGTATGAATCTATGGGGGAAGGCTCTTGAGACAGCGCGTACACGGTTTCGTGAACAAGGTGTTTCAGGTGCGGAGCCTGTTCCTGTTGTCACAGCAGGGCAGCAAGGTGGTTCTGTCATCACAGAAGATGAACAAAAGGCCAAGAAGATCGCTGCAATCATTGCAGCACGCAGGCATTAATGTAAAGGATAGTCCACCAAAGTTCCCTCATTGGCATCACATCCAACATCCTTCACACTGTATTTATAACAAGCACCATTTGTGTCCCTGTACACAAGCTGCTCAACTGTTTTAGGATGAGGATACTTATAGACCGTATCCTTCACGGGACGAAAAAAGATGATAAGCAGAACACCCACTGCGAGTCCCATGAAAAACGGTTTCCACTCAAAATAAGGGAGTGAGAACATTCTAATGAGAGACAAGAGAAGGATGTTGAAGTTCTTTGAAACGGAACAATTTAGGTTCTTCTTCAGTTTCATCATTGGTGTTGCACTTATGTCACTCTTTCGTCCCCTATGCAAGGGTTCTGATTGCCAAATCGTAAAGGCTCCGCCACCGCATGAAGTGGAGAAGACAACCTATAAAATCGGCTCAAAATGCTATCAGTTCAAGACAGCAACTACGGAATGTCTTGACCAAGGAGTTGTTGAAGCCTTTTCAGTGGTTCGCAAGTAAAACGCGGCCATTGTGATTTCATTTTTTCAAGCAAAATACAGTATGTCTAGCGCCGGTACGCTTTTATCTGACTTAGATTCACGTGGTAGTAATGAATCTAAGGACAATGATCTTGTACAGAAGATTCTGGCCGATATGAACGACGGCGGTGGTGGTGGGAGCGGCGGAGGGAACTCTGTACAAATGCCATCCAGAGGTATGTCGTCCCCTCCTCCTCCGATGCCTTCCATGAGTTCCCCGGGTGTTCCTCAGGGCATGTCAACCTTCCAGCAGGCCGCTGATCCGATGATGGCCCAGGCTCATATGATCGGCCGCGACCACCCGACTCCCGGTGACTTTGCCCATGCGATCCATGGAGCGGCTGCGCCGAGGCAGGAACAGCAGTGGTCAGGTGGTCAAGAGGATACTTACGAGGAGCCTAAAAAGAACTGGTATGCACGTATTCTTGATGATCTCAAGACCCCTCTCGTAGTTGCGATGATCTTTTTTGTTCTTTCCCTCCCTGCTGTAAATCTCCTCGTGTCACACTATTTCCCTGCCCTCGTCCTACCGACGGGAAACCTGAGCACAGTTGGACTTGCCGCTAAATCCCTTATAGCAGGTGCAGCCTATTGGGTACTTTTCCGTATTGTAGCCCCCCTTCTAAAGTCGTAAACCACGTTAGAAGGATGAAGCTCACGCAAATCAGAGAGAAGGCCGCGTTAGGCGTTCTTGTACTCTATGGCCTTTACGGTGTCTTTATGATTCCCTTTACATACTTCCTACTGAGCATTGCCGTTGGCCTCATTGTCTTTAGTACCGTGGAATCAACGGAGGTCGCGGTTGTTGTGACGCTCTTAACAGGCGTCATTGCAACTCTTATTGGACAGGCGAGACAGAAGGAGCCGTTTGTTGACGGCGGGGCAAAGATTTCCCAGCGGATTGCTGGCATTAAAGTTGCAGGCCCTGCTGCCTCGGTCCTGGGGATGCAAGGACCTACGCCTGTAGAGGGATTTGAGGACGCGAAGCCGACGGTAAGTGCCCCTGCCGCGGCCGACGAGAAGAAGGAAGATGGACTTTTCAAGTTGGGCTCCATTCCTACGGAGGGCAAGGGCGGATTTCATATTGACCAGGGAACGACCGTTCTGAATGCTCTGAATGCCCTGCAACCCGATCAGGTCAAGAAGATGTCCGAGGACACGCAGAAACTCATTGACACCCAGAAGTCTCTCATGATGATGTTGGGAACCATGAAGCCGATGTTGAGTGATGGCAAGCAACTGATTGACACGTTCAACCAGATGTTTGGTCCGAACGCAATGGCCCAGGTTGGTGCGTCAGGATCTGAGGCGCTGGCACAGGCTGCTCCGCCTACTGCTGATTCTCTAGCGGCAAATGCTGGAAAGACCACGGGTTCTAAGTAAATATCTGGACTATATTAAAATATCACGCAGAATGATTTCTTAAAAATCAATCTGCACGGTAGATGGCACGTTGTCCTCCTGGAGTCTTTTGTCTTAGTACAGGAGTTGTGGCTTTTTTTACATTGGTGATCTGCGGAGTTATGGTCGCCGTTATGAATCTGCAGTCAAAGCCCATTACGGTGCATATGCCTGGAGCTCAGGCGCAAGCGCCGCAACAGATCAATATATCGCGAGGAGGCGATGACCGGTACAGTATTGCACCGCAACCTCTCCGTAACTCGTTTGATATGCGTGGTCCTGGGCCTATGGGGCCCGCAACCTTCGGCATGGCGACTCAAGGTTCTCCTGCGCAGTATCAGTCGTATGGATTTATCACGACCTCCGATGGACAAACATTACCTCTATACGGTCGCCGTACAACGAATCGTTCCGATCGGTTCAACTATTACACGCGTACGGATACGTATAATCCCATTCCGATTCCGATCCGTTACAAGGGTCGCGACTGTCAGGATTCAATCGGATGTGATGAACTCTTTGATAATGAAGAAGTACGGGCGATTAATGGAAAGCAGGGTCAAGTGAAAATCTACCAGTTTGGCGGACCCACATATTCTCCTGATGTTATGTAGTAATGGCAGATATTAATACGAATCTCATTGATATCTCAAAATATAAATGTGTTCCACTTGATCTTCTAAAAAATGTGTCATCTACGAATCAGGTCAAGTTTAATGCGACTACAGAAGGAACCCCACTCACGAACTTCACGAATGAACAGAAACTAACCTTGGCGCAAGTGGCACCTCTAAAAGCCAGTCTCTCAGGGGCCATGATTGAAACGATTATTGCTTCAGTCGCAGGCATAATGGGATTTTTAATTATTGTGGTGTTCTTGATTAATGGAGGACTTAATGTGCGAAAAAATGGATGGGGTGCATTTATCACGCTGCCTACGGTACTACAAACAGCACCGGTAATCATAGTTTCATCAGGAATATTTGGTCTCCTTGGATTTCTCCTTGGATATTTCATCAGGTGATAGAAGAGAGATGAAGATCGTCGTTCCAGTACAGTTCTTTTTAACATGCATTCTCATTTTCGGAGTTGCAATTTTTCTAAGTTGTGCTCAAGAGCAAAAAGAGACCTTTGTTGGTAGTACGTCTGATATTCAGTTTCAAGGATGTCCGTCCGGCACAAAGTCATATGAGTCTTCGGGAGAAGTCCACTGTTGTGATGGTGATCTAGTCAATCAACGCTGTAGTGGAAGAATAATCTGTAGTCTTTCAAAAGATTCTAAGCTTATTCCGAGTTGTGTAACCTTGCTCCGTAAAGAGTTAGATGAGAAGAGTCACCGATTCTGCCCTCGGTCAATCCCTAACTATTTTGAGAATAGTGTGGTCGGGCAGCGTGGATGCACGAATGGACGGAGAACACCCGATGGAAAGGGTGTAGCCCAGACAAACTCCGTCATCAAAACTTGTAAGATCTACTCTTCACGTGCAGATAATGAGTCAAAGGCCGACAGTTGTTATATCATTAAAAAGTCGGATGAATCCTCGTGCCCTCAGGGTAAACAACCTACAATCGTATCACTCAAAGCAGGTCAGCCAACTGTTCTTCAATGTGGTCTTATTACACGCAGCGGACTTCCCGAGGTCTGTTTTGAGGATGAAACGTATAAGAATTATCTTTCCTCGGTCACTTCAAACTGGCGCGAGACTTTACGTCCCATAGATATGCTCAAGTTCTGCTCAGTAGCACAACGCTACTACGTAGAGAAATCACTGACCGACGCTGAGTTGCAGAAAATTCAGATGCCCAAGTAAAAAATTGGAAATATTCTCTGTATGGCTGGTCTTATTGGATACAGGATCTACCAACGGAAGTTACTTCATGAAAAAAGACTCCGAACAATCGCTGTCAACAAACGGATGGAGGACATGACGCGTGTCTATGGTGTCGTGGTTCAAAATCCAGGGCTGAACCAGTACTCTTCACGGGTGATGCGCCCTTCTAGGACTCATGGCTCTTAATCAGAATAGACATGTCTCCAAGGAAATGCCGCTTCACCATGGGACCTCCCACATGATCCACAAAAGGCAGTAGCACAAGATGAGTCAGTTCAGGCCGTGTCGCCCCAATCCGTCGTTTCAGAACGAGATCCATCACATTCACTGGAAAGTTCTGATAAATCGGACTTACGATCCCTGCTGCCTTGATAATCCCAAGAAGCACTTCAAGATCTTCAAAGGAATGCTGCACAAGAATATAGTTCTCATTTTTATTAACCATTTGAGGAACACATTGATAATAGAATCTCATAATCACCGAATGAGGCACATCACCTACATGAAGTAACTCTTCAACGGTTTCGCGAATCGCGGTTTCCCAGAAGGTCTCATCCCCCTCACGTTTTCCACCAATCCCACTGATATAACTTTCTCCATCACGACCCTGATATCCTCCAAGAACAACATGTCCATTTGTAAATACGGTTCCCGCCTTTGCAAATGGTTCCATTAATGTATCACCTAGTTCACATACGTTTTCAAATTTATAATATAGTCTATCACTAGTATGGACTCAAATACAGGAGGTATTTTAGGAATATTTGGATTTCTCATTTCTATGGGAGGAGCAGTCTATGCCGCAGTTAATCATAAAAAAATACGATGCCGGTGTTGTGGAAGAGATCTTGATGTGTCCGTAGACGTTGATTCAACTGAACCTGTACCACCTGTTGAAGAGGAGGAAGCGACTGAATCTGTCCTGCCACAGGCACAGGTACCGCCACCTCCTAAGAAAAAGACAAGTCGCACCAAGATAGTTCCTGCACCTCCTGCGCCTCCTGCAGCTGAAGACGTTTAGTCATTTCTTGCAGCGACACCATTCTGCATGTAGTGTGCATCCATCTTCTCATTCGGAAATGATTGACTGTCTACAACGCCCTTATAATCCTCAGACTCTCCATTTTCCAGAGGTGACCATGAATCCATATCCCCTACAATATCCTCATGACCTGTCCACGATACATCCTTTACCGGGCCATCGGCCGTCGCCGGTTGACTATGAGGCTCCATTTCTCCAAGTGTCTGTTTGGATCCGCGAGCCACAATGTATTTCTTGGCATTTTGAACCTTGTAACGATTGCGCTCAGCAAAGATGGCCATTACGGCCAACAAAGCGGCTACGCCCGCAACAGGGCCCAGACTAATCGCATACAAGACAAATGCAATCAGTAAGAACCGTCCAATCAGTGAGTCAGTCGCGTCATGGATGGACACCGGAAGAAAAAAGGCTGTAAAAAGAAAGATGATCAGACTTACCCCTGTAACGATGTGTTTGACTTGAACCATCTGTTGACCTACCTAAAATTGAGTTTTAAAATACAACATGCAAAGAACAAAATGGCCTCCGTTCAAGAAATGGACAGAGTCCTTACTGTTAGAGGATATGCTGTTAAAAAAACTTCTATTCAACCAAGTGAACTTGACACGCTCCGCAGAGAACTTACCGTAGCGCCGATTCAGAATGCAAAGTTTGGAAAAGGTGGAGATTCCTTTACGCTCTTTAGTGAATCTGCAACGCGCATCTATCTTCCACGTCAATGGGCTGCACGTCGTTTTGGAGTCCCTCAGGCAAATATTGTACCCGAAGGGGCCTCCTTGGCCGACGAGCGTATCTTTACAGGAAACCCGTTTGATTATCAGACTGACATTATCAATAAGTTTCTTGGTGCCGGTGGAAATGGACTGATCTGTGTACCCTGTGGAAAGGGAAAGACTTTTATGGCACTAGCAATCGCCGCCCGCCTCCGTAAGCGGTTCTTGATTGTGGTGGATAAGGAGTTCTTGTTGAATCAGTGGGCAGGAGAGATCGCAGCCTTCTTCCCAGGAGTAAAAGTTGGGATTCTTCAAGGAGACCGGGTCCAAACAGGCACGGAAACGGTTGCAACAAAAGATCCTACTCTCGCCGAACTTAAGACACTCTGCAGAGAGCATGCGGTTCCCGTAACGGGGACAAAAGATATTCTCATGGCCCGACTCAAGGCCGCAGGTATTGCCACCGCACCTGAACCGGAGACCATTACCTATGAGTGTACGATTTGCATGATTCAGACAATTGTACAGAGAGATCTTCCCGAGGATATATTCAAAAACTATGGATTTACAATCTTTGATGAATGCCATCATCTAGGTGCCGCCCATTTCAGCCGGGTACTTCAAAAGATTCAGACTAAATGGATGCTTGGACTCTCGGCTACACCGACCCGAGACGATGGTCTGACCAAAGTATTTGAATGGTTCTTAGGAGAGCCGGTCTATTGGGAAAAGATTAGGGAACCGGATCAGACTGTGAGTGTAGATGTTGTTAGTTTCAACTTTGAGGATCCGGATTATAGGGACGAACCACAGGATTGGAAAGGAGATACTGTGATGGCACAACTTCTTGGAAAGCTTGTAAGATTTGAACCGAGAACTCTGCGGCTTGCGGAGATTATCCGGACTTGGTTGGCAGAAAGTTCTGAGCGGAGGATTCTAGTTCTGAGTGAACGGAAGGAACATCTAGCCCGGTTTGAGGCCTTGCTTCAGGATATGGGGGCTCCGATTGGATATTACATTGGTGGAATGAAGGAAGAAGATCGGGATGCTACGGCCGCCAGTTGCAGATTGATTCTGGCAACCTATGCCATGGCCAGTGAAGCGATGAATATTAAAACTCTGAATGCCGTTGTCCTGGCCAGTCCCCGAAAGAAGGTGGAACAAAGTACAGGTCGTATTCTCAGGATTCGTCCTGAACAGCGAAATCTAGAACATAAAATTCTTGATGTCATTGATTCTCATGGACTCTATAAAGGTCAGTGGATGAAGCGACTCTCATATTATAAGCAATGTGGATATAATCTCTTTCAACTCGGAGACGATGGTCAGCGTACGAAAATGGTCGTCAGGGCACCCGTGAAACCCATGGATATGACTGTCTGTCAGATGGAGGATTAGTGCTTACGTGTGCGCTTGGAACCCTTGCGCTTTGAGGCGCGGCTCTTGCGCTTTGAGCCACGGCTCCTGCGACCACCTGTCTTGACACAGGCACCGCTGAGTTGAGTACCCGCGTCATATCCAGGACGGAGGGCAACCGGTGCACCCACTGTATTCGTCCAACTGCTGGCACCCATTGAGAAACCAGCTCTCGGGGCCTCATAATAGGAACTGTCCACACCACCAACACCTCCCGTCTGGACCTTCGCGCACGGCTGGTGAACCACCTCACCGTATCCACCCATGGCACCAGCCGCACCAATCGGCACAGGCATCTTACCCAGATCAAATCCGTACGCACCGCCTCGCATACCAGGAAGACCTGTTGGAGTAGGAGCCGTGATCGCATAACCGGGTGTCACGCCACGACAGTTGCCCTGCACAACAATCTCAGCAGAGTTTCCAAGACCGGGGACAATCGGTGCACCCAATGTAAAGCCAGCACCTATGTTCCCGCCCCGCTGTTTGCTTACGCGGCTCTTTGCAGTCTTTCTTGATTTACGCGCCACCATATCTACTTACTCTATATTCTTTTTTTCATCGTCCTCATGCATAACAGGCAACTTTATCATAGACTGTGTAAAGCGTGTCGCAGGTGAACGAGGTACGGCTGTACTGACAATCCGCTGAATACGGAATTTTTCAAAGTTAGGATTCCACACAACTTCTACATACAACTTACCTGCACCAATCTTATCACGAATCTCACGACTCATAGACATCTCCTGGATCGCCGCGCGACCCACACACTGTTCCTCAGCAGACCAGAGTTCATATACATCAGGAAGTCCTGATACAGGACGGATTTCTGCGACAAGTGATGAATCCGTTCCACCTGCAGCCTTGACTCGGAATCGCCTCCGACCAGAAAGTTCTGGACACAGATCAATGGCCGACCATCCAATCTCCTTTAGAGTTGTACTCACATCTTCAAGAGATACATAGTTCGCCACGCGAATCTGGAGGCCACCTGCAGCACGCGCATCGGGCATCCAATGATGTTCCAGAAACTGATTCATTAACTTCCGTCGTTCCGTGAAGTTCATTGTCTCGTGAACCGTCTGTGAATCCCAAACAAGTATATCCTCAAGCCACAAATAACCATCCGATTTATCCAAGGAGACGGCCATAATCGCAGTCTGTTCGTGCATCTTGCTACTCAGACGCATACGGACCACCAGAGAACGGCGAAAAGATTCATGAAGATACACAGGTGTGTGACGAGGACTGAAGATAAGAAAGCCAGTGTCTACAGGATTCTGATGGACCAGAGCGTAAAAAACGCCACGCGATAAAGGAATGAGCGCCTTCTCACCCTGAAAAGGTTGATAGATCCGCATGCCGTGTAGACAGTTGTTCGCGAGTTTCTGAAGAGCCTCGTGAGCAACTGATTTAGTTTGAGTGTAGTTCACTCCCTGAGCGGGGCGATACGATGAGCGAATGCTAGGGCTTGCATCCATGATATGGTCTATTCTATCTAGACTATGCGCTGATTCTTAAGGTCTCTAGAACGTGGAAAAACTCGTGGGTGTCTCCAGATCATTTGCGAATACACCACCACCCATAAACTCTCCACCATTCTGTGCAGCCTCTGAGGCAAACATCTGCACTGCAGGAGCATGCGGCGTCACTGTGGCCGAATCAATACCGGCACCTAACCGTAAATCTGTTTCCGTGGGGAGCGGCGCCGGTCCAAATGAGCGCTCTGGTCCACGATTATCGTCACCAAAGTTGCTCTCCTTGTATGAATCCGCATATGGATCACGTTCAGTCGGTTCAGGAATCGTGCGAGGGCCTTGCGTTGACCTCTGGGCGGGCGCTCCAGGACCTGCCGGAGCAATAGGTTCAGAGGGAGGCGCGTCGGGAACACTCATCAAAATGGGACCAGCTGGTGCTATCATCAACTGCTTAAAATACTCAGGGGATTTGAAGAAATAGAGGTACGTAACAAACAGGAATATCGCGACACTTAGAACAATGTACACCTTGGTCTTCATCTGGGCATCCTTGGGAAAAAAGGGTTCACCTGAACGGATAAAAATCTCCCAGTTAAGTATAATGGCCGAAGTTGTTGTACAAAAAACTGTTTTCAATCAAGAATATAACACACTTCTGGATCTTTCAAAGCAATTTCTACAGGGCAAGATCCTTTCTGCACCCGTCCTATTATCATTGGTCGCCGCCCTCGCGGGCGAACTGAACCAGATTCAGGCTTTGAAGCCTGCTGAGAAGAAGGAACTTCTGTGTAAGGTGGTTGAATCTGCTCTTGAGAATGCCCTAACGGCGACTGATCTTTCGGGTGTAGCAATGTCACCGGCTGTTTCAGAGGCGGAACAAGTTGCACTCCGTTATGTTGTAAAGAATGTTGTACCGTCGTCAGTGGATCTTTTAGTTGCTGCGTCAACGGGTTCCTTGAATCTGAAGGCCGTGAAGGCTTCTGCTTGGTCCTTTTGCCAGATATGTGTGCCGGTTGTAGCTGCGAGAGTCCGTGGTCCTGCGTGGGCGGCTGCGGAGGCGTTTGTGAAGAAAGTCCAGACGGGCGGTTCTTTAGTGACTGCGGGTGCGGATGCTGCTGCCGAGGTGGCCGCGAAGGTTGTTGCTGAGGCACCGGCGGTCCTGAAGGAGGCCGTTGTTGACGACGGACCAACAGTCCTTGCATCCCCAGGACCGAGGGAGCAGGTCCTAACAGGCATTGTCTTGAAGATTGTGACTGACGACGGACCGAAGGTCCTAACTGGTGCATCGGTGCAGGCAGTTGTGACTGACGCTGCATCAGCGGCGGCGGCTTCAGCTGTTCCTGATTGGTCTGCTGCTGCTGCTGCGGAGCAGGTAGCCACTGCCACTGCCATCCCTGCTCCTTCCCCCCCTCCCCCTGCCCAGAACGATCTGAACCTGAAGATATAAACTTAATCTCCTCTACACCAAGTGCATCACGTGGAAGTCTCGGCACCTCATCTTCCTCTAGCCATTCCTCCCAGACATCGTCTGAAATCTTTACACGTTTACTAATGTTATAACTTCTCCATGAGGTGTCGCTGATTTCTGCAAACCATGATCCCGCATCGTATCGCAATCCTTTTTGAAGGTTTTCATCTACGGTGTTTAGTGTGCGAGTCCATGTACGAATGGAAACAACCATATCTACCTTAAATTTGACACTGCTATTTAAGCAAGACGGATCCAAATAAAAAAAGAATGCCAACAGTACCTATTCTTATTCTTACACACGGAGGTGATGTAAAGTCAGGTAAACTCACTGTCGCTGAAGGCGCGACCACGTGCACAGCAGCAGATATTCAAAAGTATCTCAAGAAAAAGACAACTCCTTCAAGTCTCGGAATGTATCCATGGAAAGGAAATACACTTCATTTGATTGGATATACGGAAGGAAAGGCAGGCACGGAAAATAAGCATGAACTTCCCCCGCCTCTTGAGTCGGTACTTGCATTTGGTGATATTCTCGTTCTCCTTGCAAAGGACAAGCGCACGGCGATTGGACAGAAGCTCATTCCCATGAAGACTGAGGAATACGAAGCATTCTACACTCAGATGTTTGAAGGATTTGACTCACTTGGTGAGGAGGATAGTGAAGACGATGTTGAAGATGTGGAAGAGGAGGAAGAGGTAGATGCAGAGGTGGAAGGCGTTGAGGATGACGAGGTCATAGAAGAAGAGGAGGAAGCAGAAGATGCAGAGGAAGATGCAGAGGAAGCTGAAGACGCAGAGGAAGCCGAAATTGCCGATGACATGGGGATGGATGAGGTTGAAGAAGTTGTACCGGTGAAAAAGCGCGGCAGCAAGGTGCCAAAGGTTAAGAAACCTGTTGTTCCAAAGCCTGAGAAGGTGCCAATCAAGAAGAAGACAACAATGAGTCTACACTTTCATGCTGAAGGTGACGAACTTGTTCCCGAGGCATCTGTCCGTGATGTCTCAGAGTTTCCTCAACGTAAGAGAGTTCTTACAGCGATTCAGTCAGTTCTCGGTTCTGTGATCACGATACAGCAGGCCCAGGAACTAGAGCACGCAATCTTCAATGCATCTCTCACTGTATCTGACAGAAAGCACATTGTAAAGATGTGGACTCAGCCTCTCTTTGAGAAGATTTATACATCCGTTGCACGAATGGTTGTTGGTAATCTGAGTCCCGACACCTATATTCAAAACAAGGGTCTTTACGAGCGCTTCAAGACAGGTGATCTAAGTCTCAGTGACATTGCAAGCTTTGGATTCTCCGATCTATTCCCTGAGATCTGGAAGGACTTATCTATCCGTCAGTTTGAGCGTGAGAAGCGACAGCTGGAGGGCAATAAGTCAATGGCTACGGATCAGTTCTTCTGCACACGCTGTTTCAAGCGTGAATGCACATATTATGAACTACAGACACGCTCAGCAGATGAGCCGATGACGATCTTTATTCAGTGCATCAACTGTGGAAAGCACTGGAGGCAGTAGTTACTCAAAAATCTACCTATACAATCAGATGGAGGCGAGGCCTTCCGTTTTAGTTGAACAACGGATGATTAAACTCTATTTACAAAAAACGTCGTGTGGTCGGCGAGCTTTTACGGAATGCGTATATTTGAAAAAACGAACGAGTCTATTTGTAGAGAGGTTCGGCATACATCATGAACTTCGCCACACGCAAAAAACAAAAAAGCAGACGCTTCAAGTCATTGAAGAATCTGAAGCACCAGGAAGCCCTTTCAGTATGCAAAGCTCCAATAGTACCTCCGACCTCAGCACGGAAGAAACCCGGTTTTGATTTTTATTTGTATGTGAATGACAACTGGTTGAAAACTGTTCATGTTCCCACCTTTCGTGCGTCATATGGAGTCAGTGAAGAGATTGAACAGCTCATTAAGGAAAATCTAATAGATGCAGTGGCCAAATCAAAAAACACTTTATTGACAGAGTTCATATCAAGCGCAGCCCCCCAAGGAAGAAAAGAATCGGTTCAACTACTCAAATCAATGATTCGTAATCTCCATTGTATTCGTGACACGCGAGACCTCAGTAAAACACTCGGTGAGTTTGCAAACCTAAAAATAAGGAGTATGTTTTCTGTAGATGGATATTACAAGGCAGGTCGTACAGTTAAGATTGAATGTAACCTTTCTCCAGGACAGTTGGGACTTCCAGATCCATCCTATTATTTAAACGAGGCGCCAGGTAAATCAAGAACCCTTTTTGCGTACGGACGTCTACTTGATTCAGTTGCAAAACGACTCGGCCTTGAAGAAAAGTTCTCAGAGGTTATTCCGATTGAATCTTTTTTTTCAAAGGCGCTTGCTACGACAGATGATGAAGTCGTGATTATAGGATCAAAGTTGCCTACCACGTTCAAAGTCATTGATTGGGATGCATTTTGGGAAGGTGCTGGACTAGACAACTGGAAAGATCGTTCAATCAAGCTTGGCTCAAAAACCTGGATTCATGAGATTGAGCGAGGTATTAATGAGCTTACTTTAACACAATGGAAGCTTCTATTATCCGTCCATTTGACATTGTATGCAATCAAACTCTTACCAGCGCCCTTTGATACTCTTAACTTTGAATTCTTTGATCGTCGGCTCAAGGGTCAGAGCAAAAAACCTCCTCTGAAAGAGTTTACTATTAATCTACTTCAACGCTGGATGCCTGTACAGATAGGTGAACTCTATATAAAAAGATGCATGGAACCAAATCTACGCGAGACGATCACTCAGTTCGTTGGACTCATCAAGGCGGCGGCTGAAGATCATATTCAAAAAACAGAGTGGTTTACACCAAATACTAGGGCGGCGGCTTTAAATAAAATAAGAAAAATGCGAATGGGTCTTGTACACCCTGAGAGTACGCATCCGATGAAAATAAAATCAATTAATCCTAATAATCTCCTCAAGAACATTCTGGCTCTCGGTAAAGAAAATACGCAACACGACATGGAACGCCTTAATCATACGGTTAATATTGAACGGTGTTGGGAGGATCATGTATTCGCAGTAAATGGATATTATTACTCTGAGACAAATGAACTTATTCTTCCAGCGGGTGGGATTCAATGGCCATTCTACAGTAAAAAGGCGCCACAAGGATGGAACTTTGGAGGATTAGGTGCGGTTATAGCCCATGAAATGATGCATGCATTTGATTCAGATGGACGCCTTACAAATGAATATGGTGAAGATGAGGATTGGTGGTCGGCGGCCGATACTAAAGAGTATCTGAAACGTACTACGGCACTCGCAAAGTTATTTGGTCATGAAACGATCATGGCACATCACGTAGACGGCATTCTTACGCTCAATGAGAATATTGCAGATCTTGGTGGTCTCGCAATTGCATTGGATGCTCTTCAACTGGAACTTGGCAAGGCTACGGACGATGTAAGAAAACAGGCATATCAGAACTTTTTCACTGCGTACGCGGTGAGTTGGCGAGTCAAGGAAAAACCACAGAAAATCCTACAGGGACTTTTTATGGATCGTCATGCACCTGCGTCGTTGAGAGTGAATCTGATTGTCAGCCAGTTTGATGAATGGTACGAGGCCTTTGATATACAGCCAGCGGATCCACTGTACATTGCACCAGAAAAACGCATCCGGATTTTTTAAATATAAAAATCACTATATACTAGAATGGATAAACTTAACGCCTTGGAGGAACTTGTTAATGAAAATATGTTTGCGGATGCTATTGCAGTTCTACAGGATGAAGAAACCAAAGCTGCGTTGTTATCATTGATAAAAGATGAAATATTAATAGGTGATGACGAAGAATTATATTTTTATTTACAAGGTATTTATGATACTGCCATGGATAATATAAGAGGAGAAAATCAAGATGCTAGTAACTTTGCAATGTTATTAAAATCTATTATAATAGAATCTGGTGATAGTATTCCTGATGCCGACCGTGTACCCTTTAGTTATCATATGGATAAGGGAAATATCGGGAAAAAAATTATTACATTTACAGAAGAAAGCCCGATATTTACAGAATATCAAGAGCGATATTCAATGAGAATGACAAAAGAATATTATAGATTGCTTACTATCGGTGAATATGGTGAAGCGATTAAACTTATTAGAGGAGAAGGTAGCGGACAGGCTGTATTAGCTAGACTTAATCATGAATTTAATCATCAACAAGATGATGACTATAACGTAAAGGCTATGGGTGATATTTATTCATTAGAAAACTGGAAATTATTACTTAATAAAGTTTTAAATGATAACCAAAAAGATGGGAATCAAGAAGCTGCATGGTTATTACGAGAGGTTATAAAACGAGTTACGAATAGCGATCCATCAAATAATATGAAAGAGGGAGGTCGCCGTCGCAAAAGCAGACGCCGTGCTCGTAAAACCACACGGCGTGTCCGTAAAAGCACACGCCGCGCTGGTGGTAAGAAGTACGCACGAAAATAACTTCCGATACTAGAATGGGTTCTAGTCAATCTAGTCAATCCAATGAAGCACTCCCAACCAGTCAAACGAATAAAACGTTTACGGAGAGATTTAAAAATCATATGAGGGTTGAGTTGGGAGCAGCGGCTCACGAGGCATTAGCAGGCGCAGTATCATTACCTATAACTGTAAAACAAGAGAATATCTTGAGAGGACGCGTTCAAAACTTATCACGTTTCCGCAACTATCTATCAGGGACGAACTCTTCACCAAATACACCAAGGATCGTTGTTACGACTAGGGCATCTAGTGGATCCTCTACTAGAAATGCTAGTGGATCCTCTACTAGAACTGCTAGTGGATCCTCTTCTAGAACTGCTAGTGGCTCATCTTCTAGAACTGCTAGTGGATCCTCTTCTGTAGCCGCATCTAGAACTGCTAGTGGATCCTCTAGTAGAAATGTAGCTGCATCACGATCCTCCACGGGTTCAACGATTCAAAGCCCAAGAAGTCAGTTTGGAGGGAGTCGTACCAAGACACGAAAGCTTCGGCGTCGTCATCGCAAGCTTTGAACAAGCTCCTTCAACTGAGCCAAATAGACGTGTGTTTGAATGCGTTTATTATCAAAACCATCATTCACATTTTCAAGAGCTATACTCCGATAATACTGTAGACCACATTTTACGGAAATATCCATATAATGATTTTTTACATCTTCAGCCGAATAGTTATTCAGTTCCAGAACGACAGTACCAGGTTCACAGAACAATAGATGAGAAAGTCCAGCACCATGAAGACCTGTTATGATTTTGGAACTACGGAATAACTTGATTTGTTGATCAAACGTCAGATCTTCAAGACTATAGACGCTAAATCCAATCGTTTTCAAATGAGGAAGAATATCTTCTTCATTTGTGATCATTCGCATTTTCCGATTCACTTTGTTTCGTGAAAGATACACAAACTTTCCTTTTTCTTGTTTTGTCTCAGCCCAAATATGTTTATACAAATCTCTCACATAGGGATACATCCACGGTTCACCGGTTGAATCCTTGTATACCAGACAACCAGGGGATTCCACATATTCATAACCATCACGTTTCACATACTCACGGCGGAACCGTGCAGGTAATGAGTTCAAGGCAGTTTCCGAGAAATATGTACTTTGTTTATTTGGATAATAATAAATAATCTCATTGTCACCAGCATCAAACCAATAGAATCGCGCCAGCATATAAAAAAAGAAATGATAGGGATTATGCTCAATCGCATCACCTATTTCCATGAGTTTTGGCTGATCCGTCCAGAAAACAAGTTCATGAAGAAAACTGTTTTTTAGATGTGCGGACTCATACATTTTTTTTTGCGCCTCATTCATATTTCGGAGATCAAATAGAGTTGCTCCAGGGCGTAAATAGTTCACGATTGAATAGTCCATTTCTATGCGCTCAGAGAATTAAGAGATCGGAAAGCCGCCAGAACTCAAAGTTTCCATCGGGCATCACTCGTGCAATGATAAAGGGAAGACGACCCTCTTTTAGTTCAAGTCGCGCAATGTCAACGGTGTGAACAAGATGGCTTGGAACCGCAATATACGGACGTGCTCCGTGAGCCAACTGATTCGCACGAAACCCAACAATCTTGGTACGTTCAAACTGGCTTAGCCATGCATTACTACGATGATTTGAATCAGGTGCACCTTCACGAGTAGGATGGTCAGGCGGTGCAGCGAGAAGAATAAGCTTGGGTGTGATTTCTTCAACGTAGTAGGTTCTACACTCGGGATGATGACGGAACAGAACTTGAAGAGGATCTGAGCTCGTGGCCTTTGCATCCGCCGCCGCGGCCTCATCTACAAGATCTGCCTCAAGCCCCGCCTCAACATCTTCTGTATCTTCAAGTCCAACACCACCGCTAAGTTCTTCGGTTTCCATTCTTTCCTATTCAGTATCCTCAAAATGGGAAAGCAAATTTTACCGACACCTACTTAAACTTGAAGGCTAAAGTATGAATAAGATAAATCAAATGGAACCATCTACTCTCTTAGAACCTACCGATGTCAAGGTCTACACGACCTTTGACGATATGTCACTGAAGGACGAGATCCTGCGTGGTATATATGCTCACGGATTTGAGCGCCCCTCAGAGATTCAGAAGCGTGGCATTGTTCCGATTAAGGAGGGACGTGATCTGATTGCACAGGCTCAGTCAGGCACGGGTAAGACGGGCACATTTTGCATTGGTGCACTGTCACGTGTTGATCCTGCAGTTGCCAAGCCCCAGGTGATTGTACTTGTACCGACGCGTGAACTTGCTCAGCAGATTGAGAAGGTTGCACAGGCCCTAGGAAGTTATTTGGGAATCAAGGTCTATTCGGCCACAGGTGGAACTCCGATCCGCGATGACCTCCGTGCTCTTGAGAAGGGCGTTCATTTTGTGGTCGGAACACCTGGTCGTATCTATGATCTGATGACGCGCGGTGCGATGAATCGTCAGAACATCCGTGTTCTCATTCTGGATGAGGCGGATCAGATGCTGGAGAATCGTTTCAAGGAGCAGATTGTTTGCATTCTTGAGCTGGGATTCCCAGCGACCACGCAGGTTGCTCTCTTCAGTGCCACAATGCCAGATGAAGTTGTGGAAGTTGCAAAGAAGTTACTCAGGAACCCGGTCAGTATTCTGATCCCGCCTGAGGAGGTCACGTTAGAAGGAATCACTCAGTATTACGTGCCGCTGCAGAAGGAAGAGTGGAAGTTTGATGCTCTGTGTGACATTTACAAGCAGTTAAATGTCAATCAGGCCTTGATTTATTGCAACAAGCGTCAGCGTGCGGAGTGGCTTGCGGAGAAGATGACGGCGGAGGGGTTTCCGCTGTCGTGTATTCATGGTGAGATGGACGTGGAGGAGCGCAGGAATCGTATGCAGGCATTCCGTTCTGGAACGGTGCGCGTTCTTATCAGTACGGATCTACTTGCCCGTGGCATTGATGTTCAGCAGGTCAGCTTAGTGATTAACTATGAACTCCCTGCGCAGCGTGAGAACTATATTCACCGCATTGGTCGGTCAGGTCGGTATGGTCGTAAGGGAACTGCGATTAATCTGATTTGCCAGGAGGAGATGAATGCTCTTAAGGAGATTGAGAGCCATTATCAGACAGTTATTAAGGATCTACCGGATGATCTGGCTAATTTAATAAAGACCTAAGATAGATGGAAAACATTCCGCCTTCAGCAGCTGCAAACCTAGATGAACTTTTACAGGAGAATAAGCCCTTAGCGGCTGTGGCCGCGTCACCGGCTGTGGCCGCGTCACCGGCTGTTGCCGCGTCACCGGCTGTGGCCGCGGCAGAGGCACCCGCGGTGGAGGTTGCACCAGAACTCTCACCGATGCTTCCTGAAACTCCTGCAGCCTCTCCCTTAGAAGGAAAGATGCCTAATGCTCCTGCTCTTACTAATCTGGGTGCTAAGCTTGAGGCAGCAAAGAAGGGAAGGATGACCAATAAGCAGTCTGCGATTACAAATGTCCGCACGCGGAAGTTCAAGGAACTGCAGAATGTTTGGGCCGATAAGTTTAAGAATATTGACCCGAAGTTCCGCCCGAAGGCCAAGTCATATGATGCGTTTGCTCTGGCCTCTATTACGAACGCGGGGGTTGCGAAGGAGCGCATGAATAAGATGTTGGAGCGTGATCGCAAGGAGGCTGAGGATAAAATGAAGGGTATTTTTCCTAAACGTGGACCCCGGGCGAAAAAAGAAACTACGAATGCTGTTGCTGCCGCTGCCGCTGCCCCTGCTCCTGTACAGGCACCGGTTGTAAAGATGACTGGTATTCGTAAGACAGTTAAGGTCAAGAGGTCTCAGCCGAAACCTGCCTTATCGGCGGTCGCCGAGAATAACTCCGCCTCAAGGAGTCGTTCTCAAGTCACTGCCTCCAATCTGCGCAGACAAGCAGAGAATGCCGAGCGCAAGATGATTGAGGATGCTCACAAAAAGAAGGCTGAACTCTTACAGCGCGCGATGAACATGGAGAAGAAGGAGGAGGCGGAGCGTGTAGAGCGTGAGGCGCGTGCTGCAGCCAATGCACTGATGGTCGCAGCCAGCAACACGGCCAAGCGTTTGGAGGCGCAGGCGGCTGAGAATGTACGTGCGGCTATGAATGGTCGTAGCCCGCCTGCTCACCTTGTGAAGGGCCTTGCCAAGGTCCGTCAGATGGGGCGCAATATGACGGCCAAGAACTTCATTGATTTTTGCAGTCTTTGTCATAAGACTCGTAAGGAGCGTAAGAACAAGGGTACACAGCGTCGCGCGACTGCAAAGAAGAACAACTCAAACTCTGATTAAGAAGTGGGTACAACAGGTACAACAGGTGCGACAACAGCGGGCACTCTAATATCGTGGCGGCACATCGGACAATGAACATTTTGAACAAGCCATGTATCAATGCATCGTGTATGGAACACGTGATTACAGAAATTCAAACGACGAGCAGACTCAGTCGTGATAATCGTATCCTGGCAAACACTGCAGACAGATTCTTCCGTTGGAACAACCTGTGTGCTATTCGCCTCAATCTGTGCAGTCGTTGCGCGGACCGTAACAGGTTCCATAAAATCGCCAGGAGGACCACCAAGACCACCAAGACCACCAAGACCACCAAGACCACCAAGACCACCAGTCAAGCCGACCACTTCCTGAAGAAGACTCATAATTGCGGCCGATCCGAGTCCTGCTGTACCTTCATCCATGTTCAGACTGAAGTCAGATCCATCTTCACGCACACGACGAGTTAATGTAACATGAGGTCTTACAACACGATTCGCAGCCGGGGCATGTGTTCTACCTGTATTTGCCGCCACAAATGCACGCTGTCCCATGGAGAATAGATCAAATCTCGCCCTCGTGGAGATTTGAATATATCTCAGAAGATCATGTACACTCGTAAATCTTCCAGAATCATAGAGAACCGCAGGAAAATAGTTATGAATATCATCTAATAGACCTACGCCGTATAAGCTTTCGTATCCCCGTGCAACAGGTACACTCATTCTTATAGCCACCAGATTTATTTGAGGCAATGGCGAGCGCGTATCAATCGGTAAATTTGAATGCGTGCATTTCAAAGTAGGGTGTAACAACCCAAGATGGCAACCGATACTAAAATGAAGGGTGTAGTGGGTTTGAAAAATCTAGGAAACACATGTTATGCCAACTCGGCCCTACAGGCATTCAGACATATTACAGAAATGACTTATCTTTGCTTGGACACAAAGTCTGAACTCAAGAAGAAACATGATAATCATTCAGGTACACTCTTTGATGCCTATACAGATCTCATTCGTACCATGTGGACCCATCATAAACCAGCATTTGTTTCTCCCGATTCCTTTTGGAAGGATATGTTGGTCGCTGCAGAAAAATCAGGCTACGAACATTTCGGAGGGCGACAGCAACAGGATGCTCATGAGTTTCTGATGTTTCTTCTTGACCAGATCTTTGAGGGAACAAAGGAAAAGGTCCGTTTTGTCATTCAGCGGCCTTTGCCTACAAATGATATTGAACGCCGTATTCAAGGAGCTCTTGAAGGATGGAAGTCACAGTTTGAGAAACAGTATACACCCGTTGTGGATATTTGGTTCGGACTTCTTGAGTTTGAGACAGAATGTCAGGAATGCAAGAAGAAAACGTATCGGTATGAAACATTTAACTCATTGAAGGTCGCGGTTCCGAGCCAGTTGGAAAAAGATCAGACTCCACCAACGGTTCATGAGATGCTGGCGGCCGAATGGAAGACTGAACAGATTGATGGATTTCATTGCGAGAGTTGCCCCGCGCGAACCACCGCTCATCGCCGGGTGAAGATTTGGCGTATGCCTCGGTGTCTGATTCTGGTGTTCAAGCGGTTTTCTCCGGACGGCAGAAAGATCAATACGCCTTGGTCTTACAAGAATGAACCACTGAACTTTAAGGATCTCTTTTCGGAGGCGAGTCCCGAGAAATCACAGGACTACGCCTTTACTGTTCAGAGTATTGTAGATCATCATGGATCTTCCCGAGGAGGTCATTATACTGCGCAGGCAAAGAATCCGATTGACGGTGAATGGTATTTCTATGATGATGAGTCAAGTACTCTAATGGATCGTGGTCCTGTGTACGGGCATACAAACTATGTGGTCATTCTTCGTGCCACGAACTAAATTTGATCATTACTTATCATTTTACTCATTTTTTATGAAGATTATTCTTATCACTGGTTGGTCTGAATCAGGAAAGGATACGATTGGGGAGTATCTCACTTCAAATCACGGTTTCATTCGCTTCGCCTTCGCCGATGAGATTAAATATGTCGCCTCACAACTCTACGGATTTTCAAGGGCTCTTGCGGATACTCAGGAAGGTAAACGGACTCTAGTTTACAATACTATGACAGTGCGTGATACTCTCATACGGCTCGCAGCAGTTGACAAGGAACGGTTCGGAAACACGATCTATGCCGAGAATGTAGCACGCGAACTGGCACAAGAATCTTCAGATGCATGCATTGTCATTACGGATTTGAGATATATGTATGAATATACTACGATTCGGGAACAGTTCAAAGACAGCGATGTTCAAGTCTGGAAGATCATTCGTCCGAGTCAAACAGAATCACCTGTAAAGGATTCATCTGAACATGCTATGAACGCATTTATCTATGATGTACTCATTGAAAACACGACTCTGGAAAATCTTTATAGGCAGATAGAAGATGAGTTGTAATATCCAGAAACGGCGCCAGATGGCTGCCGCTGCCCAAGCGGATCTCTCACGGACACGGACTCAAATGGAGTCTATAAAGACGCCGATTCAGGCGGGGGCAAGCACACTCCAGACACCTCTACAAAAAATGCTTGCTGAACGGGAAAAACAGGATACAATGTGGACAGAATCTTCTAATCACCAAAATCAAGAGTCTACTAAACCAACAAACTCTTCAAAATCTATTGAACGTTATGGATAGAGAAGTCTATTTTAATCACATTTTTAAAACTATAATAAATAGATGATCTATGATCTATGTATTCTAGGAGGTGGACAAAGTGGACTGGTTACTCTAAAAACATTCTCAGAAAAAACAAATAATATAGTTCTATTGGAAAAGTGTAATGGATGCGTGGGACTTTTCGCAAACATAAAAGAAAATCAAATGTTTAAATGGTCCACCTCAAGATATATGAGTGGATTTAGTGATTTTCCTATACCAAAAGATGTCCCAGTATGGTTTACAATCAAGGATTATGTTAAGTATTTAGAATCATATAAACATCATTTTGATCTAGAACAGTATATACATTATAACTCACATGTAAATAAATGCAGTCAAGATGAAAATAAGAACTGGGTTATTGAATATAATACAACAAAGTTAATCTGTAAGAAACTAATTGTATGTACTGGATTAAACCAGACAAAAAAGTATCCTGAAATTATTAAAGATTTTTATGGAGAAGTTATACACACAGATGATGTCTACAGACAAATGGATAGAAATGACTGGGGAAACAAATTTTCAGGAAAACGTATATTGTTACTAGGTGGCGCAGAGTCTGCGTATGATATAGGACATGTTCTTGTTCAATATACAGATCAGTTATATTATGCAACAAAGAACTATACAGAATGGTTCCCAAAAGGAGAGGAAGAACCAGAAGTTGTTGAAAGAATAAAGAAAATAGATGATAAATGCTTAAATAATGTATATAGTCATGGCGAGACTAATACAGCTGTTGCTTTTAAAAATCCAACTGATACACAACTAAATTATGTTGAATATTCTTTACCTGAGCCCATGTCAGAATTTTGGCATGAACATGGGCGAAAAATAATACATACCGCTATAAAGATGGATTGTGGAAAGTGTACGCACCAACATACTAAATTATGTAACATGACTAAAACACCCGATAATCTTTTCAAGAAATATGTTGTGAAAAGAACTGATTTTATGCTAGACATATATGAGAATAAGGTTGAACTTATTCAATATCCAGATAAAATAAATGGAACAACTGTGTATACTAAAGAAGAAACAATAGAAAACATAGATATAATTGTATGTGCGTCTGGGTATAAGAAAGAGTTTCCATTCTTAGAAGATACTGTATGGAAGGGCGAGTTCATTAAAAAGATGCTTCCTGTAAACTATACAAATATCGCCTTTATAGGATATGCGCGCCCAACAATGGGTTCTATTGCAGCAGTTGCCGAAATGCAAGGTTGGTGGATAGAAAAATATTTCAATGATCCTTCATTTACCTATAAAATTAATAAACCTGTATTTAGAACAGTAGATCCACTTAATCTATCAAATGAGCATATTAATACTGTTGTCGTAGGCTGTTACTATTTGAAGGATGTAGCAAAAGATCTACGCATTGAACCAAATATGTGGTATTTACTTCTAACAGATTTTGAGCTATTTTTTAGAATTTATTCAGGATCATGTCATCCAATGATGTATAGAATCCATGGATATAAATCATACAATGGTTCAAGGAAAGTGCTTCTAGATACATATTTTCCAGTTGAAGAAAGAGGTCCGATAGAATGGAAGTATTTTATATTTAATAATTTATTACATCTTGGATTTATACTCTTTTTATTCATTCTTGGATTTATTTCTGTGTATATAATGAACAAAAATAACATAAATGTCCAGCCAAGTATCGTAGTATCGGGTATATTAGTGATATTTTTTTATATATTTTTTTAGAATACTATTAATCTACGCCGTGAGAATATAGAATACCTTTCTTTATAACTTAATTCTATAGAAGTAGATGTGCGCCCCCTCCATTGCAGCCCATATTTTGAGTGGGCTTACCTTGTTTATCGCGGCCTTTGTTGTATTCACTAACTATTCAATCCTTAAAAAGAATCCAGTTACACTCGTGACTCTTTTACTTATTTTTTCAATCGCTCTCGGTGTTCACGGACTTTCTCATTTAGGTGTTGAGGTGGTCTATGGATATAATCCTTGGAAAGCGATGTAGTTACTCAACGAGCATCGGAATCTCGTGAGCCGTACAGGTCTCTGCAATCTGCTTGAGTGCCGCATACCCAATCTTGCCCGTACCGATATATGCATGTCGGTCCAGACACGATCCGCATGGCGTCGCTGAATCATTGAAATGCACGAGTTTTAGGAGACCTGTACCAATGGCCTTCTGAACATACTCATGAGGATTCTGACCCGTGGCGAACACATGGCAGGTGTCCACACAGATTCGGAGTCGCGGAGAGTTGATTGACTGCACAAAGGCAATAAACTCATCGTATGTCGTCAGAGTCTCCGAGCCCTGTCCAGCAGGCGTCTCCAAAAGAAGAGGACAGGCCTCCGTAGCGGACTCCAGTGCCTTCAGAACATTTGCACGCATATGTTCAAGAGCAACAGGAAGAGGCATGTCTGTTGACTTTCCTACGTGGACGACCACACCCTTGAGTCCCATTGCCGCGGCATACTGAAGATTCTTCTGGAGACAGACAACTCCGTAGTCTTCCTTCGTACCAGGTTCGTGGCAGAGATTGATGATGTAGGGACTGTGCACATACATTCTGACGGCAGTCGCCTGCTGCGTGGCTGCTCCCGCGGCGAGATCCTCATCCTTCATGGTAATCCGGGTATTTTGGGGACCTGACAGAAACATCTGGTAGGGGCAATGGTTGACGCCGTGCAGACCTGAAAGAGTTGCCGCAACTGTCTTCTGCTTTTGAACATGGTTCCCGATACAGTGTTCTTCCTGGAGAAGCATACCAGGAATCGGAGACGCCTCTGCAGTAGGTTCCTGTTGAGCCTTACTGAGATTATTCAGAAAATCACGGTAGGCCTTTCGTCCGGTCCAGGCGGACACAGGTGAATGCCAGACTGTATCCTGAAGGGGCAGAACCAAATAGACATCCGTAGCGGCCTCGTGAAGGGCCGCATAGGCGAACACCTGGAACAGAAAGTCCACCCAGTTCTTCTTTAGAAGTCCGGTCAACTTCACTTCAAAGATCTGAGTCTCGGTCTGTGCGTCCGGATGTCCCTCCACGGCCTCATGGCTCACCGTGGTGTCAAAGACTAGTGTTCCTCGTACAACCGCATCAAGCTTAACCCGAGTTGCCACAATATGATCCAGAAACGGCTGGGTCGTCTTGGACTTTGTGACCTTAGCCTTTGCAGCCTCCGTGTAGTCTGGAAAGTTCTTTAGGATTGCGGCATGAAGAGCAGCAACCGTGATGTCGGCTGGAGCGAGACGGAGAAGATCTTCTGCTGTGCATCCCAAGAGTGAGTAAGACTCCTCCTTGGGAAAGACTGATAGAATCGCTGATGGATACTTACCCGTTGCCACCTCGGGCATAACGAGCTTCTTGGGCAGCAGTTTCTTGAGATTCGCGCGCCCAGTGGAATCCATCAGAGAGAGAAGTTGACGAACGCGATACTGCTCCATTTTTGTGTGTACCCCACGAGAGCCCGTCGCAAAGTTTCAAATTTATTTGTGGCAAATTTAAGGGGGTGAACAATTCAAATCAGCATAATAAGATGGAAGCAAAATATTCTTAAAATGCATGTTTTTAAATATTTAAGATTTAATAACGATTATCTGCGTATTTTTTTGCTATTACGCTTCTTACGAAATACCCGTTTTGTTTTGCGCCTACCACCGTTTTTCTGACAAGGCACGATAGTAACATCATGATATTCAGATAAATAGTATTCTTCCGGTACCACAGCATTGCTTTTAAATGCTACAACCTTACTCACATTCAATACCGGAACCTCTGAGTGTTTTTCAAAAAAATATCCTGAACCGAACCGAGGTGAACCCTGGTTATAACCAATAATCACTTGTTCTATTTTTAATAGTTTACCTAGATATTTTCCTTTATATTCGTAGCAGTTTATATCACCGACATTTAGTGTTTTACACAAGACCATCTATATATAATATAAAGAAATTAATAAATTAAGACCCCCACCCTTTCTTATACTTTCCTCTCGGCGAGAGATTTGAGAAATTATTGAAACATAATAAGATCACCAAAGTCTGAACAGGCGAAGTCATAAAACTCACGCCAATCCTAAAAATGTACGACCAATCTTACTCGTTATAAACATACCACACCCTGCGGCAATCTGTGCATAAAATACAGGAGTCCGTTTCGTACAACAGACTAAATAAAATGATAATCCAATAAAAAGCAATGAACTAAGCCAAAACAAACTTGTAAATGTATCCATTCTATACCATACATAGAAAAAAGATCACCAAAGTCTGAATAGACGAGCTAATCTCCATGAGTATGTGCGTAGATTAGACGCGATACTCCACCAGACAGGCATTTTAAGTTGTGAAACTCCGCATGCATCTTGAAATGTTATATGGTCCGCCGCATATTTACGATTAAACCGATTCATATGTTTTGAGAAGTTACGCCGTGCTCCAACTAACTCTTTGTGTTCATTGGACTCAATAAGTTGATTCTTATATTTTTTTTGCATATCCTTAAGAATCTGATTAATCGCAGACGCCTCCTCTCGGAACCGACGCTTCTTTACATGAGCCAGTTTAAGAAATATAGAATTCTTTTTCCGTAGAATCCTTAGTTGTTTCTTCATAAACTTCAAATCGGCAATAGATTCATTGGCATCAGTAAATCGTTTATACATTTTCAGATCATCCGCCTCTTTTTTCTCTAGCCGCCTCACCTGAAGAACTTCAGGATCTATAGTAAAAAATCTAGTCTGACATATTGGACATGAATCTCCTATAGTATGATAAAAGGAAAACATCTCATTAAAAAGACACGTCGTATGAAAACTATGATTACATAGAAGTGAAATCTCTGGTTGACTACGATCTAGATTCAAATGACATAAGGAACAGGATTCCATTTATTTATACTATTTCCATTAAGGTTTAGACCTTACGCATAGAGTGAACGAAATCCCTCATTACCCTGATCCTTCTTCTTGAGAAAGAGATCCACGTGTTCCTTCTTCATGACAAAGGGCAGAGAGAAATCCTTGATATGGAACGGCAAATCCTTGCTGTTGAACATGCGGAGCATATTGATCTTCTGGATAATACCTTCCACACAGCGCTTGAGTTCACGGACACCTGTCTCCTGGTCCGCGTAGTTCTGAATCACATGCTGGAGTACATCTGTAGAGATGCTTACCTTCTCAACAAGATTGACCTCCTTGAGTGCCGCAGGAACAATGTACTGCTCGGCGATTGCGAGCTTCTCCTTGCTGGAATAACCCTCCAGCTTGATGACCACCATGCGGTCAAGCAGTACCCGATCAATCTTGTTGATGTCATTGCCACTGAAGACAAACATGACCTTCTGCAGATCAATCGGCACACCTGAGAGATACTTGTCCTCAAAATCACCATTCTGCACAGGATCCGTGAGGTGAATCAGCATGTTCTGAACCTCCTCGCCCTTCGGCGTTCCACTGATCTTATCAAGCTCGTCAAACATCAGGATCATGGACATGGACTTAGCCGCACACAGCGAGTTGACAATCTTGCCTGAATGACTACCCTCATAGACAAGCTGGTGGCCCGTGTAGGTAGTCGCATCACTATCACCACCTAGACTGATGAACTGGAAAGGCCAGTCAAGTGCCTTAGCAATACCGTTCTTGATTAGACTCGTCTTGCCAATACCAGGAGGGCCTGTGAGCAGTAGACTCATACCGCGCGCACTCGGATTAGCAATCTTGCTGGCAATGAACTGAAGAATCTGCATCTTGGCCTCGGCCTGACCGTAGATCGCATCCTCCATGCACCGACGAGCACGATTCATGAATTCTGTGCAGACTGGGGTGCCATCATCAAGTTTCACAGGCATCTCCTTGTAGAATCCGAATGGAATGCTCGTCAACTTCTCAAGCCACGCACGCATCTTGAAATATTCACCACTGCTCGGATCAAGTGACTGAAGAGCATTATACTTGTTAAGTACCATTGACTGCGTTTCGGCAGGGAGATTCATGGAGAGAATACGGAACATCAACGGCTGTTCGGCAGCAGTACTTGTTGACTTGCGCTGTAGCGCCGCCAACATCTGCGTCTGCTTCTCAAGAGTAAGTCCCTTGAACTGATCAATCTGATCATCAATCGTGTTCTCCTCAAAGGGGGCAGTTACAAGCTTTACGAACTGCTTGACGGACTCAGGCTCCTTCTTCATGTTATGACGCTTGGGGACCATGCGCGTAGACTCTTCACCCATTCCGCCGAAGTTGATGCTGATTCCAGGAAAGCCAGTGTCTGACTCTTCCTCCTCCTCATCATCCTCTTCCATCTCGTTATCATCCTCATCCTCAACGTCCTCTTCCTCATCTTCCTCCTCAACCTCATCAAGCTCAGACTCGGACTCGGACTCGGACTCTTCCTTGGACTTCTTAGAAGACTTCTTTGACTTTGCAGCGGCCTTTGCCTTGGCCTTAGCCTTAGCTGTCTTTCGTAGTGCCTCCTCCTTGATCTTTAACTTCGCCTCCTCCTTCGTCTTGCGAATACGACGATTCTGGGCAATGCGAGACTTAAGAGCAAGTTCCTCACTCAGTGACGTGTCGTCGTCGCTAAATGAACTATCGTCCTCATCTTCTTCTACATCACTACCTTCTGTGCTGACAATGAGATTACGGATGTTTCCCTTACTGTCTACACTCTCGTCATCATCATCATTCTTCTGACCACGACGCCGCTGCTTGGAGGCTGCCGTAGCAGGACGGCGGCGGCTGCCGGAACCACCCGTGTTCTCAGAATCCTTACGGGAAGACTTTTCATTCTTCTCGGAGGAATCCTTCTCGCTCTTCTTATTCCTTTGCATCCTATGAAAATGTTTCATTTGAATAACCTTGATTTTCCCAACGCATCCAAGGCGGTCAAATTTTTACATTCAGTGCTTATGTACACGCCGAGTGCTCTTGCGACCCGCACGACGTGTTCCCCGTCCACGACGTCCACCAACTGTCTTGCGACGCTTAAACAGATTCTTGGCCGCGTCATCAAAGTGTCCTGTGATGCTGCGCCCGACCTTATTAGCACCCTTCGCACCAACATTTACTACACCCTTCGCAACATTCGTGACGGCGCCTACAGACTCTGATCCAGCCATCAGGAGGTGACCAAACGGGCTCCACAACCGTCTAAATATACCTGTGCGGGCACCAGCCTTACGTGTACGATTGACCATTCTACCCTAGGAAACTATTTATTTTGTAGATTGTCTCGTATATCCATAAGGGCAAAACGGGCCTTCGGGGATATACTTTGAAACGCATCTCGTGGAGATTCAAGAATCCAGTTCAGCCGTTCCTGAACAACCGCATAGATTGCCTTCCGTAAATTAATGAAGAAATGCGTATTCTTTTTGTGAAGTACGCGACTCATCCGCAGCAGACAATCTGTATATTCTTGGACTTCCGAGTTCTGGTGTTCCTTAGTGCCAAATGTATGAATATTCATGATGAGAATGGAAAATGTCTGTTCAAGTGATGCGAGATCAATGGCTTCCAAAATCACAAGTTCTGCCAAAAACTGACTGTATCCGAGACGATATTTCTTTTCTGTATTGCGTTCAACAAAGGCATTGTAATCCGTTGCGGAGATTTCATCCATGTTCTTAAAGATTGTTAAATAACTTTCAAAGAGTTCAACCATTTCCGTACGAATCACCGGATACGTGACACGCAGTTCATTCAGAAGTTTCGCATACAAAGGACAAAAGATTTCTTCTGCTGCGGCCTTCTTGAAAACGAGTCTCATAAACTCCTTCGTAAAATCGGTCTCACCGCTGTCCAAAATCTGGTAGAGGAAATCACGAACCTCCTTATATGTGGCTGCGCTGAATTTATTTAACTTGTTCATAATAATCTTGTTAAGTATCGTATCTTCCACATCAGTCTCTGAATTTTTATAACGACTCTCATATTTCTGTTGTGGTTGCTGTGCAGATGTTGCATCCGTGGTGTTTTTCCACCGACCGGGCATCTGTTGAGCTCCTTGTTTTCCCATTGATGTGGGTTGGACTGGACCACGTCTGGATCCAACACCGTGAGATGTTGGAGATGCTATTCCGGCTGAAGTTGCCCCGCGTCTCCAGTTAGGAGCCGTAACTTCTTCAGTGAGCAGATGCTCAATACTGTGCATCTTCCCACGAATCTCAGCACTTGCTGTAGTACAACTAGTTCGGAGATTCATAATAGCCTGAAACTCAATCGGAACGGACCCCGTTGTTGACATTACTGAATTATTACTCATCTATTCTTTTTTAGACCCTTCGCGCGGTAGAAGGATATCAATTTTAAACTCGTGCACACCGAGAATGGAAACTGACGCTTGGATTGATGTGCTAGACTGTAAGTTGGCTGCATCTAAGCATTTATTTCGTACAACCTGCGATCATCATTTAACAAACTCTACACAGATTCGCGCACGACAAGTACCCATCATTAAATTACGATCGGAGATCCGGAATCAATCAAAAGATACGAAGCTGGTTAATGAACTCTTTTCAGAGGTTGCTGGCCTAGAATCAACGATTGCTGGCTTTTCTGAAAAGCCCGAGGAATGGGAAGCGGAAAGTTCTGCGCAACTTCTATTTACGGAGGAGTGGTCAAAGCCCTTGAATCAGGTTCCACTTCTACTTCCAGCTTTGTCCGTATTTAAAATCTATCTGGTTCCCTTTTTTGCCGTGTTCATTCCATTGATTGCCTGGATTCTTCCGTATGTGATTGTCCGTTTTTTCTTTGGAATCCCGCTAACGATTGATGGATATCTTAATATGTTTATAGGCATGTGGTTAGGGGGGAAAACATGGGCATCCCTTGATTTCTGGGGACAAATGAGGATCCTTTTTCAAACCACATGGACAGCCTTCGGAGTCATTCAGGGAATCATGCAACCTGTGCAACAGGCGATTCATCTTCATAGTATTGCTCAGTCCATTCTTGAACGGGGTGAACTATTCCGCAACTTTGCACAAAAGACACGAAAACTTTTTGATGTATTTGGTGTGAAGTCGGTTCATATGGACAACTGGCCACTAGAGGAACCACGGCAACTCTATGCCTATGTACGGGATCATCCTCAGGATATTCGGTGGATTCTGAATCAACTTGCGGAACTAGAAGTTCAGTGGCGTATCGCATCCAGTGCAGATCTCTGTTTTGTCAAGATTGTCCGTAAGGGTGCTTTGAAGTTTAAGGATTTCTTTGACCCCTCTATTGCTGCAGATAAACGAGTCACATCTTCTTTTGAGTCGGCAGGTCATTCCATTCTCACGGGTCCTAATAAGGGAGGAAAATCATCGGTACTCCGTGGTCTTTTCATAAATGTCTGGTTGGCGCAGACATATGGAGTTGCCTTTGCCTCTGCCGCTGAACTGGTTCCGTTCCGCTGGATCCGTTCCGGACTCCGCCTCGCGGATCTCCCTGGATCCCAAAGTCTGTTTGAACGGGAACTTTCTTTTGCAACGGAGGTTCTACGCCAGAAGGGGACTGGCTTTTTAGTCTACGATGAATGTTTCCATTCTACGAATCCTCCCGATGGCGAGAAAACAGCCGCACTTTTCCTGAAAAATCTATGGGAACGTAAGAATATCATAAGTATCGTCAGTACACACGTATTTACTCTTGTGGAAGGTGCTCCGCGCAAGATTCAGAAACTTTGTGTACCGGCACAGAATACGGAGTTCGGTATTGAATATAGTTTTTCATTGGCACCCGGTCTCTGTACATTGAGTAGCGTTGAAGAACTGTATGTGAAGTTCGGATTTCCTAGCCGAGGCGTACATGCGGACAAATGAACCATCTAAACTGCGCGTCACTTATAAGAAAAGAAATGCAGGGACTTAATGATTCATTGACGGTTGGTGTTGTGGTTACGCTGGTATTTGGAGCTCTCTTCTTTTATCTCTACAGCAGACTCGTACAGAATGAAAAGCGTGTCAATCTGATTGAGAGTATTCTGTTAGATCTCAAGATGTCTGCTGATGCGAACTATACTCATGGGAATGATGATAGTATGGATGTAGAAGGCGTAGAGCCTATTTCTGGCCCCGAGCCGCTTGATCAGGCTGACGTAGACGAGGATGCCTACAAGCAGGCGCTAGAACAGGTGCCTACGGCGACCTCTCGTACTACTGTGACTTCCCAGGCCCCTGTTCTGGACGTATCAGGTTCCGAGGCCACGAAGGGTGGTGCGAAGGTTCAGCCTAACTATGCCTCCATGACGGTAAAGGAGCTGAAGGCTCTGGCGAAGCAGCGTGGTCTGAGTTTGTCGTCAAATGCGGGTCGTAAGGAGCTGACGGAGTCTCTACGTAAGCTTGATGGGACTGCTACAGTGGCTACGCAGCCGCCGCCGCAGCCGCCAGTCACTCAGTCAATGGTTGAGGGTGCTCTTGCATCCGAGGGAGGTGCACCGCTTGATGAGGCGGAGGCGGAAAACTTGTAATAAGATAGATGGACGCAAAGTTGTTCCGCCTTCCTTCAAATCCAAACCTGTATCCTGCGCGCCAAGGTGCCGCCGAAGCCGCGAGGCCTCTTGGACGTGTAGGTGGATCTGTCACAACGGATTCTCGTTTCCCCGGTTGGGCCGCACCGATGAGCGACGCTCAAATGGTGACAGACTACCGTCCGCAATGCAGTCAAAATATCCCTGCAGGACTCCAAGTTGCAACCCATGCATGGCTTCAGAAAAACGCGAAGTCAATCATAACTGTATCACGTGCTCGTCAGAGTGAAATGCTTGGTGCGAACCTACCGTTTGATGCCTCAGTGGTTCCTCCTCCTGCGAGCATCGTATCGTGTGACGCACAGGGAAATCTAACACGTACACCGACAGGTCTTCCGAACGGTATTGGTGAGGTGAGACAAGAATCTCTACCGCATCTGTTCGGAACCTTCAACACGGATGTTGCTGCGGGTCTGCAACAGTTTCCTCCGATTACACGGGAGTTCGCGGGTGGTAGAAACACTCCGCGTGGTCGTCAGTTCGTGCCTCTTGGCACGAAGCCTCTGGCTTAGAGAAAAGGAGATCCATCCATAAAAGATGACTGTCTTATCCTTTGATATTGGTATTAAGAATCTCGCCTGGTGTATTACGAATACTGCAGACGAACTTGAGATCCGTGGGTGGGGAAACTATAACTTGCTCCAGGATGAGAACCAGCAGACGGCGGCGGTCGTAACCTGTGCCCAGTGTAAGGCAAAGGCGAAATATGTATCGGTTCATGGTCTCTCCTGTGCTCGGCACGTATCTGCTGCTGCTCCTCTTCTGAAGGATTTGAGTGGAAACGTTCTGGCAAAGGTGCCTGGTACGCCGATTCTGAAGGCGATTCTGGTACAAAAGGGGATCAAGCCGATTCCGAAGGGAAAGGATGCCATGGTCACAGCGATCAAGGCATTTGCTTCTGTTCCAGTGACGAAAGTTAAGGTTCCTCATGCGGCAGCGATCAATGTGAGTGAGATTCATGATTCTATCCGCACATTTGTCAGGACACAAATCGCCCCTTTTTTCTCTGATCTGACGGAGGTACGTCTTGAGAATCAACCTGTTCTTAAAAATCCGGTCATGAAGACAGTGCAGATTCTTTTATTTGCAACACTACGGGACTGTATTCTGGAGACTGGTAAGGCCTCACCGCCGTTCAAGTTAGTGCACGCGGGTATGAAGGTGAAGGGGAAGGAGACGGGGACAGCGGGATACGCAGCCCGAAAGAAGGGCTCCGAGGACAGAACAGTAGAACGTCTCAAGGCACCGAAGATTGTGAATGCTGCGCACTGGTTGGCTTTTTTCCAGGCGCATAAGAAACGAAATGATTTAGCGGATGCATTTTGTATGTGTTTGGATGCCCAGGCCGCGGTAAATGCCGCCTAAAAAGTCCTTAGAAAACCAAAGAAGGAATGAGTGGTGTTACGATCCGCGAGATGGAAAACGTCGCTAGATCTATGGGGGTTGGAGGGGGAGGAGGCATGCCCCCTGAGATAAATTTAACTGAGGAAATTGGCAATGTGATTAACCTTAATGACATGGGGGATGACCTCGGTCTCAGTATGTTGGCAAATCCGAGTCTTACAAATAAGTCATCGTCATCTTCATCCTCGGCACCACCGCCTCCTCGCCAGCAGACATCTGTGTCATGGGGCTCAGGATCAGGATCAGGATCAGGATCAGGATCAGGAGGCCTAGGACTTCAGGAGGTTGAGATTGCTTCCCTTGAGCCGATGAGTTTTGATGCGAGTTTTCCTGCAGGTCCCGTGAATCTAGAGATTCGTAAGGAGACCGGTGGTGATGTTGGATCCAGTCTCTTTTCCAATCAGCAGTCCACGATGGGACCGAGCTTTTCTCTGCCTGCTTCCAGGAATCCCGAAGAAGAAAAGAAAGAGAAGATTGAGTTTATTAACAAGCTCCAGCGTCTTGAGTCAAAGGGCTTTCCTGTCACCCGTCATTTTACATTGGACAACAGTCTAGATGAAATCAAGCAGGAGTATCTCCGTCTTGTGGACGCCAGGCAAATGGAGTCCAGTCTCCGTTTCCAGCGCCAGATGCTTATGGGTGTCATCACGGGCATGGAGTGGATGAACAACAAGTTTGATCCGTTTGATCTGAAGTTGGAGGGCTGGTCCGAGTCCGTTCACGAGAATGTGGAGGATTTTGATGAGATCTTTGAGGAACTCTATGATAAGTACAAGGACCGTGGAAAGGTTGCACCCGAGGTTCGTCTGATGATGGCTCTCGCTGGAAGTGGTTTCATGTGCCACGTGAGCAACTCTTTCTTCCGCCAGAAGATGCCGTCAATGGATGATGTGATGCGCAAGAACCCTGAACTGGCTCGTCAGATGGCGGCGGCGGCCGCGCAACAGGTTGGTCCGGGCTTTGGTAACTTCATGGGGGCGGCGATGCCTGGTGGTCAGCAGCAGATGCCCCAGCCGATGCCCGCGCCCTTCTCCCAACCGCCGGCTTATCAAAGCCAAGGGCCGGCTTATCAAAGCCAAGGGCCGGCTTACCCGCAGCAGCAGCCCATGCAACCGCAGGGTCCGACGATGGGTGCAGGGGCATTCATGAACTCCAGTCGTGTTCCGAATATGCCGCAGTCTGTCGCCTCCGTTGAGCCCGCGCGTGCAACGGCTCGTCGTGAAATGAGAGGACCCACTGGCGTTGATGACATCCTTAAGACTTTTGAGGAGGTTCGTCGTGCCGAGGTACAGGAGGCACAGGGAATACAGCCTGGATTTTCTGTGCCCAATCAGGCATCCTCAAATCTGGGTCAGGATCTTCAGAGCGTCCACTCGGAGGAAATGGCAAGTCAGGCAGAGTCTCAGCGAACTGCAGGAGGCCGTCGCAAGAGACGCCAGGCACCTCAAGGAAATACGCTGAGTCTGAATGTGTAAAAAATAAGTTGGTCCGTTTAGTTACGAATAAATGATTCTCCATCTGAGATTCCTTCATTTGCAATCCGATCCGCTTCAGTATTTTTTTCTCTGAAAACATGCCGAATCGCAACGTACTCAAATGATTCTAGTTCATGTTGAATCTGTCTATTTAACGCTTTTAGTGCATCATCTTTTATTTTCCATTTCCCAGCAACTTGAAGAATAACTAACTGACTATCTCCTTGAATCATGAGATGCTTTACACCTATTGCCGCCGATTCTTGAAGTCCCACTAAAAGTCCAGTGTATTCTGCTTGATTGTTTGTTGCATGTGGCAAGAACTCTGCACGTTCAAAGATAGGCTTTCTTTCAGGAGAATATAAAATCGCTGCACCTGCTGCGCGACCAGGATTAGGGTTTGCTCCACCATCAAACTGTAGGAGGTGGGTTTGACCTCTAGGAATAGTTCCTTTTATAATAAGAAATCCATCGGGGCTTTCAGTCTGTTTACGACTCATAAGTAGAGTGAACGCATTTTTTTCCGACATTATTGTTATCATTTCAGTACCCTTCCACACACCTCAAATTTTCCCTGTCTAGTTCACAGGCCGAATCCTCAAATACTCATAGAATATACTCATCTTGAAGAGTTTCGCAGTATAATCACCGGGTCCAATGGGAAAATGAGAAATCACCTGTCCTTCAAACGACTCAGGGTGATTCTTGATCAGATTCTGAAGCAATGTATTGTTATACATTCCAGTCAGCAGCGCGATCTTAATGAAAAAAGGTTGATCTAATGTGATAGGGAACATCTCACAGCTCAGAACAAATCGCATGATTTCGTCGTACAACTTCTTGAAGAAGCCTCGCATTTCAGGTGTATTCCGAAAGAAGAGAACACATGTAGAGAATCCAGGAGTATTCTTATCAATAACAGAAAAGTCATAGAAGGTCGGTCCACCCCACCAGACATGTTCAATCGTACCTTCTTGCAATGCATAGATCTTATCAGGATCAATATCAAGATCAATCATTTTCCCAATAGAATCACTTACAATAATGTCAGTGTCCAGGTACAGAATCTTATCATACAGATTTATATTCGGATAGTCAAAAATCATCATGCGGGAACATCCAGCCAGAAACAGAGTTTTGAATCCTCCCATCAGAGAAATATGGATACGGAGACCAACGCGTGCCGCCGCCTCACGGACTTCTGTTTCAAAGTCTGGATCCGTCAGAATCAATAAATCAGCGGAATCGGGTAGATTCCCGAATCGTTTCATAGAATCCAGGAAAAGTTCCAATAGATGAATGTAGTTTTTATTGAAAAAAACACATGCATAGATTAATGTTTTCATTTTTACTGAACTCACAAAAAATAGTTTGAATCACTACGCAATCGTCGCAGATTCAAGAATCGCCAGATTCTGGCTATAAATTGCCTCTGAAGTTTCCTGAATCTTAGATTCTTCTTTGGTGTCTGTCTTTTTCATACGGTTTTGTTTGTCTGTTAGACGCCGTAGAATCTCATTTTCTTCCATAGTAAGGCCCTGAACCGGTTGTGCTCCATTCACCTCAATGCTTGGACCACCCAGATACAGCTGACTGTTTTCATTAAACAAGTATCCGAGTAACAGTAATATTACGATTGACATAAAGAGGGCAACAAAGAAGTTACGGGTCGCTACGAATAAGACAGTGAAAATAAAGAATCGTCGCGTCCAAGTCTGTTGAAAGAACTGTTCTTGACCCTTGCTGATTTCCATTTGAAGGAAACGACCTCCAAGATTCAGGAGTAACATCATCAGGCCAATAAAGTACGGATTTGTGTTGAGTGAATTAAAAAAGAACTCAATCGGATTCATCATACTTGTTGCGCCCGCAAGAGCTACTGCTGCTGGGGCTGCCGCTGCACCGATCGCATTCATCCTATATTAGGATTAGGTTCTCCAGTCGCGGCGGTTACAACATGAAACGGCTGTGTAAGTCTGGACAAGTCACCCAAATAGAAAAAGAGTGCCAGTGCGCTCATAATACCAACTCGGGGACACCAGGAGGCAGCGGCAATCACTGCAACTACAAGGAATAATCTCCAATATGGGAACTTGTACAAATAGACCCATTCAACCGGATAGGGTGTATGAAAGAGTGATCCTTCAAAGAGATTCCATACAAAAAATGCAACGACTGCAATGAGTCGTGCAGACATATCAATGGGACCTTCTGGCTTTAGAAGTTCAACCCAACCCTCCATCTAGAATGGGAGAACATTATCTTGATACACTGCTATTTTGAACACCACTGCTGCTACTGGGACCCCCACGACCTTCATCTTGAATAGCAGTCGTATTTACCTTTTCTTCATTAATGGCAACAGGATTTTCATGCAGAACCTGTTCAATAAACCATTTCTTTGATGTCGGGATTAACTGGACAGAGGACTCGCCACCACTTCCAAAGCCCTCCTTAATGACCGTATAGTTCGTACCCAGTAGGAGACCTACAGTCAAGGCTGCAAAAAGTCCAAGGACCCACCCATACTCATACGTCACAAATACCACTAGGGCTGCAGCGATTACACGACCAATGAAACTATCAAGTAGATCATGAACCTCACGAGGAATCGCATCATTAAAGATGACGAGTAGTGTAAGTCCTATGTACAGAAAGATCATCACAGACGGTTTACTTTTTTCAACGAAATCCATAACAGCCGCACGAACTCCTCCCTTTTTGAGATCAACGTTCATTCCTATTTTGGTTGAAAGAATCTAAGTGAACGACAGAGAGCGGAGGGACTCATGGATTACTGTTCCTATGAAGATGCATTTCCACAAATCGGACCGTCAAGCACGGGCTGTAAAGACCAAAAAGGGAGCGAATCTGCACGAAAGGAGGAACGGCGCAGAGCAAAGAAGTGTAAGGGGCCTGCCCTGAGCTTTCTTGATCCTGATCGTCCGGCACTGCAAAAGACTCCTGATGTACCTGCACTGAATAAGTCAACTGAGGCTGCGGGTCCCCGGGAACACACCGAGGAACAGTTTGTCAGTGTTCCGAATAATCTCACGAGTCAACGTCAACCTGATGATGAAGCTCAGATGGCCAGGAATACACTTCCGACCATTGTGAAGAATGTCCGTGCCGCGTCAACACCGGCCTATTTTGGTGCATCAGGCGATGAGGGATTTCAGGGGGAAGAGGCAACAGCCGATGTGATTGGCTCTGATTCATCCTACCGACTCTTTCCCGATTTCAAAGCCGCCTTCCAGCACGCTGGAGTCTCTGAGACAGCCACACCGTCTGTTGTGGACCAGTGGAAACCGCTCACACCGTCATCAGCTCGCACGGCATTCTTTGATGAACTGCCTGCACCTGGCGGCACCTATCCTTCGGGGACTCCTGCAGAGTATGACCATAAAGTCGTCAGCAAGAAGTTAGATTTACTCTTTTCTCGTCTTGATGACTTAGAGTCAAGGAGAGGAGAGAATACACAGACAGAGATTCTGCTGTTTGTGATGTCGGGTCTATTTGTTCTGTTTTCAATGGATATTGTGACGAGACAATCGTTACGGCTTCGCTGACCTACGGCGACGGCGTGTTGTATTCTTAGCACCACCTGATGTTCTTCTACGAAATACTCCAGGAAAATCAAAGGTAGGCAAGGAAGGCAATGCGAGCCTTCTACGAGTGTGTGGTACAACTGGAGTAAACGCCACCGCAGGTGTAGAAGAAGCAAATAAACTACTAAAATTCAAGGCACCTGTGGGTACAGGAAGCTTTGTAGATACGAGTGGGGCTTTTTTACCCGATAAGAGAGAGTCTAAGCCTGAAAGAGGTGATATAAAACCAGATAAACTAAAGTCTGGCCGATTACCCTGTTTTCTCAACTTTACTGTGGGTACTTCAACAAATAATGTAGCAAGCAAATTCTCTACTGTTTTCATAGTATTTAGTGCAGATGGCTCATCTTTATTTAAACTATCTCTCAGTTCAACATTGACATTCGTTGTAATGAAAGATCTTGTTATTTTACTGAGTCGTTCAATCTGCTTGAGTTCCAGTAAGTCTTGAAGGAACTCGCGAACCATATCACATTCATAACGGATATTGTGTGAGTTAAAACACTGATATAAGACGAGGTTTTGTAGAAAACCTGCTCTTCTGTCTAACAGTGCCTGTTTCGTTTCTGAGTGGGGATCTTGTAAGAAGGCTTCATTGATTCCGATTTCAGTAAATAAATCTTTTTCAGCGAGATGGGGTCGTGCGAGAGAAGTAGGTGTCGCTGTAGCCTCTTCAGGATTATAGTAAGTGAAATTTCCCTTTTTCCATTCTTCCATGATACTACTCAGTGCCTTTCGGATTGTAAAAATATTCCCACCAATGTCAATAGTCACTTCAGGTCTGAGTTGAATAAGATAAGGTTTGACTGCGGGCTTTACTGGAGTCACAGGAGGTGGTACGGCGGCTGCTGCAGGAGTGGCTGCAGGGGTTGCGGCTGCAGGGGTTGCGGCTGCAGGGGTTGCGGCTGCAGGAGTAGCGGCTGCAGGAGTAGCGGCTGCAGGAGTAGCGGCAGCAGGCGTTGCATCATTTTCATCGTCTAAATCATTAAACTCTAGTTTAATGTACTTACTCTCTAGATATTTTTTATCAAATGTAAACTTTTTATTAGTGATATTTTTTAAAAGAGTCTTTTCTTTTGTAATGGGAAGTCTATCGGCGATGTCTTCACGATACGATGTCAAAAGAATATAGTTTGTTGTTAGTTCAACTGGAGGACCTTTCATTCCAGTTATCACAAACTTCATATCAACACCATCTTTCTTAAACGGTATGATAATATGGCTTGGTTCAAGATATAGTATACTTAAGCTAACAGGTTTCTTATCTTGAAACGAGAATCGTTTTTCTTTACTATTTAATGAAATATCTATAACTGGACGATCAAAGAGAAAATAAATATCACGTTGATCTTTTTCATCCTTTTGATTATCACCTTTAGTAATATCATATTTATTTGTGTAAATGAACTCAATAATGCTTTTAGAAACTAAAGAAAAGTTCCTTTGTTCATTGCCTGTATCATTTATTAAAATATAGATGTAGTTTTTCTCTGCATCAGTGCCTAAAATAAATGCTTTTATCTTTTCAAGCTGTTCAGGATTTTGCACAAAAAAAATATAAATAATATCCTCGCCTAAGGTTAATGTCTTTGGATTAGCGTTTGCATCTTTGATAGTTTGTTCTCTTGTAATTTTAACTTGTTTACTATCATATAGTTTTCCCCATAGTTCTTCACGAGAACTGATATAAGAAATTATATTAGCCTTTCTTAGTTTTTTATCAACTGGTTCGGGCGGTTTTTTAGGAGAAAACGTAAAAACCTGAAGGGATGGTTCATTCCCCCCTCCCCCCTGCACCGGCACAATAGGCACTTCGCCACCTGCGGCAGGCTGTGTCAATACACTGTCTGTCATGCCTCCTCCTCCTTGTACGGCCACAATCGGGACCAGTACAGGAGGTTGTTGTAAGACACTCTCTGCCATCTATTTAGTAATCACGAAAAAAAGCATTCAGATTCAGACCGAGCGTCGTATTAATCACGGCCTAAGAAATAACAGTGCAAATAGGTAAAGATAAATATGGAGCTCACTCTTGAATCACCGCTAAAGCCTGTCGCAGTAGCCGAGCCGCCCTTGCCCACGCGCAAGAAGAAGATTCACTGCAAGCAGGAACTTATTGTCAGCAGTCTTCAAAAGTTCTATGCCACCAGAGACGACATCAAGGAGATTCTTCCGATGCTCATGGGCACATCAGATCTCTCACTCCGTCTTGTTGATTGGTTTGTCACAAACTATTCCAAACGTCACAACACCTCGTATATTCTGGAAGGCCAGGAGTTCCTTGTCTACACTAACTATAAGTCACAGCTCAAGGCCTATTCAAAGAAGTTGTTTGATCCCTTCTGCCGTCGGGAACGTATTCTGTTCCAGGTTCCGAATGAAGAACCGTTTTTGACAACGGTCGGCAAGCTAAACTTCTTCCGTTGGGCCATTCAAAAAGGAGTGCTTCTGCATCTAAAGCTACATGCTCCGGTGATTGAGGCCGACATGAACAAGGCTATGAAAGAACAGACAAAGATTCGGAACACCACTGCGACCTCCACGACGTCAACGACTTCTCTGGAAAGTACAGAATCTTCTGTAACGACGGCCACAGCTACGTCCACAACGTCATCAAAGAGTTCCACACGCCGTCGCGCAACCGCAAACAAGGAACCGGTTGCCGCCAAGCAGATGCAGAAGCATATTATGGAGATTGAACTCCGTTTTGATTAGGCTCATACCGCCGATACACCGTGTCCATTTTATTCATCCGTGGCATGAGGCTTTCATAGGCTTTGAGTGTATCCAATGATTGTTTTTCCACGTAATCATCCGGCAACCAACGTGTTGTATAGACACGTGCCAAGAGTTTCTTAGACTCATCCATCCCGCGATCGGCTTTCTCTTCATATACCGTGCCACGAACTTCCCGTGCCACGTTAAATGGATCAGTCGTCACATCAAACTTATCAAAATACGGATTTCCACTGAGTCCATCTGCACCTACTACAAAAGGCTGATTCTGCAAATAGTTTCTTGCAACGCTGCGTGTATTGATAGGATTCATATCCATGAACGCACGTCGTGATCTCGGATCGGAACGATCGTTCTGCAGAGAAGGTGCATCCGTTTGCCACTGTTCTACACGAAGACTGTTGATTTGATCCTGAGCACTGACTTCACGTCGGGAACGAAGACTCATAGAGGGACGTGGAATCGTAAGTTTATATGTTTCCATCTAAACACGTCTATCTACTACCTACTAGATGTTTGTCGTACCGTTTTATATACGCCCATCCCCAAAAAGCTTGATCCAGTGGTCTTTAGAACAGGTCGTTCTATTTTTGGACTCACAAGGTCGTCAGATCTGTAAAGCAGATACTCCATTTGACTGGCTGACCGAGAATGGTTTTCATACAAAGAGAACGTGGACACACGGACAGACAGTCTATGCGGAGATTGACATTCAGCAAACGGTAGTCGCAGACTACTATACCTTTGAGGAGTTGACAACAGAACAACAGAAGGGTACACAAGAGTGTTGGAGAACATTCTATGTTCTTATTGGTGAATCAACACATCATTGGAATGAATGTCTAGAAAGTCCGTTTAAGGAATGCATAGACTCTATTCAGATGCAGCGGTCTAAGAGTGAGTAGCCTAGATACTCTAGGATGAACGCAAACCGATCGCGTACGCAAAAAAAGACCACATCAGATCTGAGTGGAAACAACTTCGCTGCAAATCTTCACGCGAACACGAATACGTTTGTAAACTTCCTGAATCAGGAGGCTGGCGATGCATATAAACGTCCATGGCATCGGCTTGAGCGTGGCCTGCGCCTTAATCGGATCAAGAAGTTTGTAGATGAGGAGGCTCTGCGACTTGTTCTCACGGATCAGGATAAACTTGCATTTCAGGCACAGTTGACGAAGGCGCACGACAAGAAGATTTTAAATAGTAAGAACGCAGTTGTCTACGATCAGGATGAAGAGCGGATTAAGGAGATTAAGGGACTGGTGATGCATAGAAATGCAACAGGACAGGTACTCTTTCAGGTACTTGAAAAACGGAATGCAGTGACCTTCCGCCGAAAGCCCGATGCTAAGCCTGACGCTACGGTTGCTATAACGGAGACCTAAGACTACGCACCCATATAAATTTCAAGGCGCACCTCATGGAGTCGTATGAACAAATGTTTGCACACACGGGTAGTTTCCTAACTACAATGGAAGAAGTACAACCTCCTCCCTTGCACGTAGGCCTAAGTGATGCATGGTGGACTGCAGTTGAAAAGGAACTTATTATTCTTCTGGATGAATGTGATGTGCCTGCCAGACAGGCCTCTAAAACGACAGAGGTTCTTGACTGTTTTCACATTGGATACACGGCCTTTTCATCTGCGGCTGCGGCTGCGACAACTAATGAATATAATACGATCAATGCAAAGATTGCATCGCTTTTATCCTTACCACAGTCTGTGCAGCGCACGGATGAATGGTACAAGGAAATGGCGACAACTCTCACGGCCAGTGAGTTTTATCAAGTATTTGGGAGTGCTCGTGGTCGCGGAACACTTGTTCTCTCAAAGGCCCAGCCTCCGAGAACTGATATGCCGGCGCCGCGTAAGGCCTGTATGACAGCGGAGATGTCGCCCTTAGATTGGGGCATCCGATTTGAACCGGTTGCTAAGCAGATTCTGGAGGCTCGGTGGGGTGCAGAGATTGCTGAACTCGGACGGCTTCGGCATCCGACCTTACCCAATCTCGCAGCATCTCCTGACGGTCTGATCACGGCCTCCACGGACTCAGCTCGTCTCGGTCATCTGATTGAAATCAAGTGTCCGTCGTCTCGTACGATTGGACAGGGTGTTCCCCCCAACTATTGGCATCAGATGCAGCTACAGCTTGAGGTGACTGGATGTCCAACGTGTGAATACAGTGAATTTCAGTTTTGTTCCGAATCAGCCACAATGACAGCTCCGAACTGTAAGGGAACGAATGAGAAGGGTCTGATCTATCTTATTCAAAATGATACAACGGCCGAAATGCGATACATCTATGCCCCGCTCAATAATATGGACTGGGAGCCACAGCTAGAGGAGGGTTGGTCAAGACTTGAGCGGATTCCGTGGACTCTAGAGAAGGATTGGATTCATTCAGTACAGCGAGATACTACATGGTTTCAATCTATTCTTCCCCAGCTTGATGAGTTCTGGTTAGATGTGGCAAGAGCGAGAGCGGGAACCTTTGTTCTACCCGAATCATCCATTAAGAAGCGCGCGCCGCCTGTGTGTGCGATTCGTGATTAGTTCACCGTATAAAAGTTGTTCACGAGCTCGTGAAACGGTGCAGAACATGATTCGGGTGACCGATGCTTGAAGTTATTCGTCTCCTGGACATAGTTTCCAGTGAGAGTGTGTTTGAATGCAATATCCGATGTCGTGCAGTAACTGGAGTTCAGTTCAAAGTTTAACTGATTGTCCTTAGGCGCATCAGGTAGAACCCCCTTGAGTAAGTGAAATGGTTCACGAGGATCTTTCAGAGTTGCAGGAGCCGGTGCAAGTTCGGCAACGAATCCTTCATTTACATCGGACGCTGCCTGCAAAGGGCGCGGCACAAGTACGAGTGCATAGAGCACGAGGACAAGCCCCCATAAAAAAAGTATTTTTGCTACGGATTCCATTCTCCGACCTTCTATCTAAGGCTGCGCATATTTCAGAGTATAGGAACGGGCAATCCGATTAAACTCCTCACGATCTGTCCGATAAATCGCAGCAATCTCTGCGACGAGTGGATCCGCAGGATTTGCGTCGGTAAGGAGGCTCGTAATACTCAGTAAAACTTTACTGATTGTGAGGGCAGGTGACCATTGAGTCTTGAGAATATCAAGACAGATTCCGCCCGTATGATTGATGTTCGGATGATAGATTTTCGTATTGAATGCGACGACCGGAGGCTTGAATGGATAGTCAAGAGGAAACTGGATACTCATACGAAATACACCTCCGGCATAAGGACTATCATCGGGTCCAAAGATTACACCTTCCCAGAGGAATGGATCATCGCCTTTGGGACCGGCGCTACAGTTTGCGGGTGGATCCTTCTTGAGGTCAAATAACTCTTTTTGAATACGACGAAGTGCCATTGTAGTTGGTAATGTGGTATTTTTCACGGCCGCATAGGTACTCAATTTTTTCACTGACGATAGATAGAATGAACTATCTGCCCCTTCTTGCTGAATTTCTAGGTACGTTCCTCCTTTTAATCAGCATCCTGGCAACGGGCAATGCTCTCGTGATTGGTCTGACGCTGGCCTTGATCATTTTCCTCATCGGAGGCCTGAGCGGTGGCCACGTGAACCCTGCCGTGTCTGCGGCGATGTATCTGAATGGAGCCATCTCTGGTACGGAACTTGTGGCGAACAGTGTTGTCCAGATTCTGGGCGCACTGTCGGCCGTCTATGTGTACAAGGCGCTTGCTTAGGAACCAAGGAACCGATGGGTCAACGTCTTTTTGTAGTATAGATTACAACGCCAATCGCCAAAATAACTAGACTAGCGACCATAATCTGCTCAGATGAGTACTTTGTTGCAGAGCCACCACCATGAAACCCCCTCCCTCCCTTAAATCCTTCACCTTTCGGAGTTCCATCCGGCTTAAATCTCTTTGCGTCTTTATCAAAATCGGCTTTTGACAAATACACCAAGTTTCCCCTTGCATCCGTGTCCTGAACCCAATGAGTCTGTGTGCCGTTTTGCACAGGACCTGTGATCCAGAGAGTTCCATCCGCCGCCCGTATCTTTCCTGCGGAATCTCCTACGGACATTGTAACTTTTTTACATTTCGGATAGCCGGATCCAAGGATCGCATTCATAATCGGGGCAGGGTTCAAGGCATCTTGAGCATCTTCAAGAATACCAGGGGCCAATCCTCTCATACCAGGAAGTCCAGTGCTCGCCAAGCCATCTTTTACAGCCTTTCCGAGAGAGTTTCCTGTCGGAATCCCGTTCACATAGTACCACATATCTGCACCATTGCTGCATTGGAGACCCGTGCGGACAAAGTAGTTTAGACCTAGGGGTCGCGGCTGTGTACCCATTGATTTTGTTAAAGGATTACTCGCCTCACCGAAGCCTATCACGTCGCTGTAATACGCTGCACCCTTCACGGCATCAATCACAGACTCTAAGGAGTCTCCGCGATGTACGTTAATGTTTCCAGGAAGAGGAACACTTTCAGAAAAATCATAGGAGGGCCCGAGAACTCCTGGACCCACTGAGGCTGTAGGAAGAATACTCATTCTAGTATATGTAAATCTCTAAAAATACTGGCATAGAATAGATGGTTCAGAAAACGCGGAAAAGAAAAACAAAGCGGCGCGCGAGGTCTACAAGACAGCGCGGAAGTGGAAGTGTATTTGGAAGGGGATTTAGAAGTTTGTTTACAAAAACCCCTCCTCCTTCTGTCCCAGCCCCTACTCCCGCGGCTCCCGCGGCTCCAGCGCCTCCGCGTGGACCTATTCCCACTAGATCGGATGGTAAATGCTGGAAACAACCTAATGGAGAATATGTTGGATTGTATCTGAGTTCAGAATATATTGACCCATATTATCCTATGAATGGCCAAATAAGCTGGAGGGCTATAGAAGGAGGTACAGTTTACAAGTTTTCAAGTAGTAGGTTAAATCTTTCAGAGAATGAGTTTAATAAACTAATCCCAACAGACTGTTCGGAAGAAGATGAAAATAGAAAGAAACAACAAGTAAATAAAAATAAAAATAAGCCTGCAAACCGCTCACCGTCGTTACACTCTGCAAATGCAACAGAAGTGAGCGCGCCTGCGCTTGCATCTGCATTCGCGAATAATTTATCAAAACAGCCTGTTTCTGCACCTGCAGCACCTGTATATTCTGAAAATCATCCGCAACAGCCGCAACAATGGCACCCGCAGCAACAATGGCAACCGCAGCAACAATGGCACCCGCAGCAACAATGGCAACCGCGGCCACCTGTAAAACGTGTATATGTAGATAAGTTTGGTAATCCTATACCAACAAATGCACAAGGAAGACCAATCGTACCTGGCCGCAATCCAGGTCAGCCTCTAACAGTACTTGGACGGTATTTTATTTAATAAACAAAGGTCTAAAACGGCGACACATAGTCTCATAAATGGAACTCACTGTTGCGATTCCGACCATGCGTCGCTGGGACAAGTTTCTCTCAAAGTCGTTGCCTACGTATCTGAATCACCCGTTCGTAAAGAGTGTTCTTATTTGCGATGAAACGGGTGAGGACATTGCTGCGATTCGTGCCTCTCAATGGGTCAACCATCCTAAACTGATTCTTAAGCAAAATGAGCGTCGTCTTGGGATCTATTATAACAAGCGTCAGTGCATTGAACTGGCTCCGACGGAATGGGTCGGAGTCTTTGACAGTGACAACTTCTTTGATGCCAACTTTTTCAACAGTTTAGAAGCCGTTTGGAAAGCCGAGGGCGCGGATCCCAAGACCTTTTATGCATGTGGAAATGGACTTTTTGTAAATGAGGATAGGAGCCCTCCGACAAATCCGATTGGAGCCTTTGCAGGAACAAAGATCTCCATGGGCACATGGAATGACATCTTTAATCTTCCTCAATGGAACTACATGCTCAATGACGGAAACTGGATCGTTCCTCGGTCGGTTCTATCACTTTTACCTACCGATGTGAAGAACGAGGATGTCTTAGCAACGGATGCTATTTACATGGCGCGTCTCTTTGTTAAGGGAGGATACACATATGACATTCGGACTGAACTTCAATATATTCACGTGGTTCACAAGGGGAGTTCATGGATTGCTGATTCAGCTGAGAACAATCGGATCTGGGAATCCACAAACTGGAAGATCTAAATAGAATGGAAGGGGCGAATAATGTGAAAGGTCTTACACGGTCCAAGAAGGAAATAGTAAACGACGATGAGTTGAACACCACAAATCTGTATGAAGTGAATACTGATAAACTTCTTGCAAATGTCCTTGAGCATCAGAACGCAAATGTGTACGATCCTAGTATTCCTAATCGCAATCGTTCCAAAAAAATACGTAGTCCATGGTTGCATAATCTTCCTGCAGTAGAAGGACAGTCTCCCATAGAAAAGGCACCCTCACCTAAGATAAAGATGAACTTTGGTGCTGCATTGCAACAGGAACGAGCAGCCGCCGCTGCGGCAGCCGCCATGCGTAAAAATGCTATGAAGCACCCGAACAATAAAGGTGGTCGCCGCACTCGTCGCACTCGTCGCACTCGTCGCACTCGTCGCACTCGTCGCCGTCCGTCTAAAGCCTCACGTAAAATTTGAGAGTGCGTAGAAATAGCAATAAAAGAATAAGAAATGGGTACAATGGAATCACTCTTCCCTGGACGCACTCAGTTTAGAACTACGGAGGCATGGGTCTTTGATGAACCTGAGGCCGCCACACAGGCCAATGGGCTCTGTCCATGCCACACCTCCGACGAATCAATCCTTCAAGAAGACGTCAACACCTGCACGCTTTGCGGCGAAATCCGCGGCAGAAACATTGACTCAGGAGCAGAATATCGCTTCTTCGGCCACGATGACCGAAGCAGCAACGACCCGTGTCGTGTAGGTGCACCCACCGATTCCCGTTTCCCCTCATCCTCACTCGGCACCATTATCTTAACAAAGAGTCAAGGTGGTTCTTATTCAACCCGCGCCGCAATGGCCCGTATTCGTCGCTACCACACCTGGAACATGCTTCCGTATCGCGAGCGTGCACTCCTTCAGGTCTATGAAATGCTCGCACTTGCGGCAACCAACCACGGCCTTGACCAGAGTGTCATTGACAATGCAAAGAATCTATATACCCAGCTCGTAGAACACTGTGATAAACGTGGTCTTTCACGGACGAGTGTGATTGCGAGTTGTATGTATGCATCTCTCAAGAAGATTGGTCAGCCTCGCAAGCCCAAGGAAGTCGCCGACATGTTCCATTTGACCACCGGTCAGTTCACCAAGTCCTTTAAGTATTTCCAAGAGGTCTTGGCAATCGCACAGCAGCGCGGACTTCTTCAGGACCTTACACCGTCAAATCTGGAAAGTACCCGGGCCCGAGATTACGTAAACTATCCGCTCAGTCAGCTTCCGATTAGTCGTACGAAGTTTGAGGATGTATCGCAGGCGGCAACGGCATTATGCGACTATGTGGAAGATAATGAACTCAGTCCTGAAAATATGCCTCCGTCGCTCGCAGCGGGCGTTATTACGTATGTATTGACCCGTAAAGGTTTTAATGAAATAAGTCATGAGCGGATCGCGTCGGTATGTGGTGTGAGTGAAGGGACTCTACAGAAGTGCCTCCGTCGCCTGGAAGGCCATAAGAAACGGCTGGACCTTGCCTCCCCAGGTCCGAGGGTGCAGGAC